ATACATGGGTTAAAATAAGAAGATGGACATGGGAATTGCCACAAAGTTTACTTGGGGCAATTCTCTTGCCATTTTATGAGAAAACAAGGTTGAAAACCTTCGAATATATGGACCAACAAGTCTATATATACGATAAATTCCCGGGAGGTATTTCTCTGGGTTATTATGTACTGATAGACTATAATAGGTACGATTGGAAGAATAAAACTATTCGTATAAGTCTGAAAAACTCTGTAAAGCATGAGGGAGGCCATGGTGTACAGTCCAAATGGACTGGTCCATTGTACTTACCTATAGTGGGAGTGCTCAGTGGCACTCATAATCTTATATGTAGGTGGAAAAGAGCAAGAGGAATTGCTTATAATTATTATAAGTTTTTCATAGAAAAATCTGCAGATAAATTAGGTGGAGTTAAAAGATAACAAATGGGATACTATGATAAAAGAGACATAATTTACAAGATTGGCACGGCTAAGTTTAGAAAATTATGTTTGTTAGGAATGACTGCTTCTCAGAAAATCAAAGCAGTAGATAAGGCCCTTAAGGAGAAGGGGATTTCAACAGAGGGATGGGGACCTGAAGATTATCAGGAGGCTATCAAAACTATAATAACATCCAATGATGAAGTGGAAGAAGCTAAGCTTAAGGGAGAAATCTCAACTAATGAATCTATATCTCAAGGGTGGAATACTATCCCTGAGACAGATGAAGGAGCATTACAATAGGTTTGAAGACGGAGGTGAGATGGATAATGTCCATTCCACACCAGAACAAGCCTGGATGGTGAATTGGATAAACAACAGGCAAGAGGTCCTAAAGGAGAATATCAGAGATACTAAGGATTTCCCAGCTTTATACTCTGATAAGAGACTGAGTAGGGAAGCTTTTGAAGAAGCTCAGAAACAATCTCGCAGGGTACTGTCAGTAAAACAATATAACTATGGTAGAGGACCTCAGTTTCCTACAGTTCCAGATGACCTATACAAGAAGGCCAGAAACAATGTTGTAATGTCTACTGGCACTTATATACCTGTAGATCATAGTATTATCTATAATAGATACAATAACCCAGGTAGGACTACTCAGGTCCATGAACTGACCCATTCTATGGGGGCTAATCCACAATTGGATATGCTTCTCCATGATAAGAATCTGCCTCATAAAAATCTCAGGGAAGGAATTGAAAAGAGCTCTTACCTGGATTCTTATCAGGAAGTATACCCAAGGCTGATGGAACTAAGAAGATTCCTGAATCTTGACCCAAAAAAGAGGGATTATACTCCAAAGGACTTAGAAGAAATGAGGAAGAAGGTGGGTAACACCAACCTTTTAGACAGATATTCAGATAAATATTTGTTAAACTTGCTCAATAACATTGCCTCTAATAAGGCCACTATAGAGACTGATGGAAGAAAATTAGCTGCTTATGGTGGTCCTTTAAGAGATGAATATGATAATCCTGACCAATACTATGACTACAAGACTGCTGAAGAAGTAGGAAATATGTATGATCCAGGAACCCAACATTGGGCTTCGAGAGACCCGAGAACTGGTATGATTCTTAAAAATTCTAAGCATCCTACTTTCGGTATGGCTATAAGAGAAGACCAATCTTCAGGGTATGCTCCTTTTATAGACTCTTCTACAGGGAGATATTATACTCTCAGACCGGAGGAGTATGCTACAGCTCCTAATAAGATCACTTTAAGAAGAGTTAATTTGTTTCAAAATGGTGGATATAAAAGCCCAGAAATAACCCCATCTTATAGTGATTTTCCTTTAGAAAATTATGTAGAATCACTTGAAGCTCAAAAGGAGAGAGTTGTTAAAAGAGATATAGTTCGAAGATTAAAACAAGAGGAAAATCATAAAAATGACTCTAAAGGTGGCTATGATTCAAATACTGAGAGGTGGTACCCCCATGATAGTTATGAAGGAGGAGAAAAGACTATAGGGTATGGTTTTAAACTAAATAAGGGAAAAAATGACCCTCTACAGAATCTTGTTGAAAGTCAGAAATATCTCACAGATGCTCAGGTAGAAAAGGCTACAGATAGTTTAGCCCTTTTATATCTACAGAGAGCAAGAAAGTTTTATGATAAAAAGTTTTCAAAAGGGGCCTTTGATAGTTTAGGAGTTAAGACTCAATCTATATTAGGGGATATACAGTATAATCCAGGATTATCTAAATTTCCAAAACTTATGGAAGCAGCACATTCCAAGAATATGAATGCTTTTAAGAGAAATTATAAACGATATTCAGATGGGAAAGAGTTAGGTAGGAATAAGGGAATAGCAAAAGATATAGATTCTATTGAATTAGGAATATACAAACTACATGATTTTCAATAGTTTATAACTTTTACTTAAAAATAATTGCCAAAAAATTTGGAAATGTCAAAAATTTTACTTACTTTTGTACTGTTGATTTGAGAGATATGGTTAAAACAATTAGAGAAGGACAATCCGTCGAAGGACAATCTAAGATGGAAATACGCCTTCCGGGGTAGAGAAATCTACCCCACGATGAAGCATGGTGTAATGGTAACACTATAGATTTTGGTTCTATCATTCTTGGTTCGAATCCAGGTGCTTCAACAAATTATTAATTTAATTTTTCATAATATGAGTAGAAAGTGGTGGACAGTACTTATTGTAGCTGTCGCAGTTATTGGGCTTTTTGCAGCTATTAAGCTTATGCCTTATTGGGCAACTCTTGTAGCTCTTGGGTCATTCGTATTTGGTTGTTTCTCTGGTTACATTCTTAAGAAGAAGGAAATCATTGAGAAGATTGTAGAGAAACCTGTAGAGGTCATCAAGGAAGTAAAGGTTCCTGTAGAGGTGATTAAGGAGGTTATCAAGGAGGTACCAGTATATCCTGTACCTGAGACAGTATCAGCTGCTGCTGAGATAATTCCTGAGGAATCCAAGGATGCTCCTGTAGAGGCTAAGCCAAAGCCTAAGAAGAAGAACAAGAATAAGAAGGTAGCTGAATAAGCTACCTTTACTTGGGCCCTTAGCTTAAATGGAAAAGCAAATCACTTCTAATGATTAGAGTTCAGGTTCGAATCCTGAAGGGCCTACAATGCTGCATTAGTGGAATGGTTAGCACACCACCCTTTCAAGGTCGGAGATTATTGGTTCGAATCCAATATGCAGTACTTTGGATTTAAGAGATGGATTTAGACGAGGAGTTCTGTCCTACCAGAACTCATGGACTATGGGGCTGCTTGGTGTGGCTACCTGCCTGTCACGCAGGTTATCAGATGGGTTCGAACCCCATATAGTCCGCAATGGAGAGTAAACTCAGAAGGCTCTGAGTCTTCCCTGCTAAGGAATGAGTTCTGAAAGGAATATGTTTCGACTACATTGCTCTCCGCAATGATATAGGGAGGTTGGGGAGTCAGGTTACCCCGCTTGGTTTGGGACCAAGAGAACTCGCAGGTTCGAATCCTGTTCTCCCTACTATGGGCTGATAGTTATATCCGGTTAAAACGATAGATTTGCAATCTATAGTGCTGAGTTCGAGTCTCAGTCGGTCCACTTTGTTTTCATAGTGTTTAAGGTTAAAGATTAAACCTTTACCAGTCAAGGTTATTAAAAGTTAGGAGACTGGTCATAGGGAATTAGTTGAGTGGCAAAAATGCCTGGCTTACATCCAGAAGGTCATTGGTTCGAGCCCAATATTCCCTACATCTTGGGATGTAGCTCAAAGGAAGAGCATTTGCCTGTTAAGCAAAAGGTTGTGGTATCGTGATCCACCATCCCAGCTATGGAGAGTTGTCAGAGTTGGTTTATTGTGCTGGTCTTGAAAACCGGTGGTCCTAACAAGATCCAAAGGTTCGAATCCTTTACTCTCCGCACATGGGCAGAAAGTTTAACAACTGTACTCTGCAAGAGTATCTTCCCCTTGTGGGATAGTGATATGTAGGGTTTCATCGGAAAAACGTTAGTATTATGGAACTAAAAATGGAGGTTCGAATCCTTCTCTGCCCGCAAAGCATCCTTGGTGTAATGGTAGCACAATTGTCTCCAAAACAATTAGTTGGGGTTCGAATCCTTGAGGTTGCGCAAGTTTTAAGAATATGAGCTGGTTTACTGAAAGTAACAGATGGAAACACTTCCTATACTCTATCCCTATGGGTGCTATCAGCATCTTCCTTGCCCTTGGTCTTGCCACTGGCATGGAGTATAAGGATTACTTATGGGGAGGTAAATGGGATTGGTTAGATTGGGCCTGTACAGTAGTTGGTGGGGCTATTGGTCAGATTTGTATCATTTTACTCCTTTCCCTATAAAAGTACAAGAAAGTATAAACCATATAGTTATAGGAGTGTATCCCCTTAGTCTTATACACTATAGAAAGGGTAATTGGTTACATGAGGGTTCGAACCCCTCCACTCCTACTATAGTCCTGTGCCTGAGTGATTTATAGGAGCTGCCTGCAAAGCAGTTATTCGTAGGTTTGAATCCTACCGGGACCTCAATTACCTCTATAGCTTAAATGGTTAAAGCTGAACACTTTTAATATTAGAAATGGGAGTTCTGCTCAGATGGCGGATGGGCACCAGTCTGTAAAACTGGCACTTTGATACTCAATAGGTTCGAATCCTATAGCTCCCACTGAATGGATTTCTGGCAGAGTTGGTCAATGCTCCTGACTGAAGATCAGGTGATTAAGGTTCGATTCCTTAGGAATCCACAGTAAGCCCCAATGGTGGAATTTGGTAGACACGTATGTCTTAGGAACATATGCCTTAGGGTGTGCAGGTTCGATTCCTGCTTGGGGTACAAAAAAATAAAAATAAAAATAAAAATAATCATTGAAATATTTGCATATTACAAATATTTTACTTATCTTTGTATCACTTTTATATGGAACCTATATTTCAAGAATATCCCTCCGGATCTACTATCGGTTCTTCAGGTCTCGGTTACTTTCTAAGATATTTGAATGTACTTGAAGGAGCCAAGACGAGAATTAAGAATTTGCACTGGGCAGCTAAAAGGCTACCTGTTAATGAGCATAAAGGTGCTCATGAGTACTTGGATGACATTTTAGATACAGTGTCTGATTTTCAAGATACTGTTGCTGAAGCCTCTCAAGGTATCCTCGGACACATGAATCCTGAGGATATTCAAGGGATTCCTCTTAGAGAGGGAACTGTGCTCGGACTCTTGAAGAGTCTGACTGACAGTACTCTTACCTTTTATGAGGGTATTCCTAAAGATCCAATCTTTGCCGGAATAAAATCCGAAACAGAGACCTTTATCAAGGATCTCAATAAGTATAAGTACTTATTTGAGCTTACTGAATAAGTGAGTTGCTCCCTTAGCCCAACCGGTAGAGGCATCAGACTTAAACCCTGTGCAGTGAAAGTTCGAATCTTTCAGGGAGTACATAAGCCCCAATAGTTTAGTGGTTAGAACCTCTGATTTGTAATCAGATAGCCTCAGTTCGACTCTGAGTGGGGGCTCCCGAAGCTGGAAACTCTCTATTCTTGAGAGACCTGTCAGAATAATCCGGATATTCGTGGATGGGAGTCAGTGCAATGCTGGGTGAATACTTTAACTTCACATAAGCAAGTATAGTATAGTGGTTATTATGCCAGTCTTCCAAACTGGGTACGAGGGTTCGATTCCCTCTACTTGCTCTTTTTTTTGCGGTTTAGAGGAGAGGTTCCCTTGTTGGTCTCATAAGCCAAAGACACTGGTTCGAATCCAGTAGCCGCAACAATATGGAAGATAAGATGAAGATCAAATATTTTGATAGTACTTTACAGATGGAGCGATTTGTAAATAATATCAAAATACGAAAAGAACAGATTGTCACAATTCTGCTTCTTAGAAGCGGGCAGATAGCTTTTATTTACTATGAGTAACCTTATTCATTCTAATACTGCAATAGATGGGATTCTCCAAGGGATGAGCAAGGTTGCTGAAGTGGTAGGCTCTACCTATGGTCCTAATGGCAGAAATGTAGTAATTGAAGATGAGGATGGGAGACCTCACATTACTAAAGATGGAGTCACGGTGGCTAAGTCAATAGACTTTGAGAGATCAGATTGGAAAATAGGGGCATCTCTTATAAAAGATGCTGCTATCAAAACACTGAAAGAAGTCGGAGATGGTACTACTACCACCACGATATTGGCCAATGCAGCTGCAAGTATGGGTATTAGGATGGTAAAAGACCGTAATCTTAATCCTTTTAAGCTACGAATGTACTTGGACAAGTACATGAATAGTATTATCAAATACTTGAGGAGTATTTCTTCTCCTATTGTTCCCTCTGATAAGGAGACTCTGCTTAAGGTAGCTCTCAATTCAGCCAATGGGGACGAAGAGCTTGCTGAGAAAGTTACAGATCTGTTTATGCAGATAGGTAAAGACGGAGTAGTGTTCGTAAAAAACTCTGAGATTTTAGGTGTACATACACAGGTTATCAAAGGAATCTCTATAGATAGGGGATATGTATCACCTATGTTTTGTGTTAATGGGCAGTCATCATTGACTTTAGACAACTGTAAAATTCTGATAGCCAGAAAGGTAATCAGGGATTATAAAGAAATCATCCCCTATATGCAAGAGGCAAGCACCGAAGGAAGGCCTATCTTGCTTATAGTACCTGAGGTTGATAACACAGTCACTGAGCTATTCCTTACCAATGTTTACAATGGGGTTATTCAAGGCTGCATAGTGCAGGCACCCTTCTCCAATGAGAGACAGGATGACTTTTTCCAGGACCTCGGAATTGCCTCTGGTGCCATTAAGGAGGATAAGGATAAAAGCTCCATGTATCTTTTAGGAAATGCAGAAAAAGTTATTGTAGGTAGATATGATACTGAATTCAGAGGTCTTACACATGATAAGTCTGCGTATAAGAGACATTTGGCATTTCTGGAAGATCTGGTTCAAACTCAGACGGATAGGCTTTTAGCTGAGAAAGCTGGGGAAAGGCTGGCCATGTTTGCAGGAAGTATAGGCTATATTCATGTAGGGGCTTCCTCCGAGACTGAGGTCCTTGAGTTGAAGGATAAATTGGATGATGTTATTCATGCAGTTAAGGCTGCCTTGAAAGAAGGTACTGTTCCAGCTGGTGGAGTAGCTCTTAATAATGCAGCTCACTTATTGGAGTTTGAATATAGTATGGAAGGGAATCATATTCCTGAAAGCTATGAGAGTGAAGAGGATAAGGCTGCCTTTGAGATTATGGTAGGACTTTGTAAAATACCATATGAAAACTTAGGCATACCCGTAAGTACCTCTAAAGATCCCACCAAAGTAGTGTATACTGCACTGAAGAATGCTATTTCTGTAGCAGGAATGTTATTTACTTCTAAATACGTAATTCTAAATGACTGACAGAGAAATTAAGATCGAACCTAAATATTCGGAGAAGAGTAAATTCATTGAGTTTAATCTTGTGAGGTTCGAAGGAGTTCAAAGATATAAATCCATAGCCAGAGCTATTCGAAGAGGTCATGTAACTTCTTCAGGTTATATGGCTCCCAGAAGACCTTTTAATAATCGGAAGGATAATTCAAGAAGTGGACGTGGGTACAACACTATCAGAAAGGGAATATATGCAGACCTTAGAACAAGAGCACTTAGAGCAAGTGCAAAAGCAGTCCTTTAATAGTGAGCCGGTTTATTACTGTGCACACTGTCTATCCTTGAAAATAAAAGAGGTGAATGGAATGGAGTTCTGTGATAACTGTAGTAGCACAGATATAATGACTTCCTCTATCTCGGAATGGGAGGAGCTGTATGAATTTAAGTACGGACATAAATTTATTCAATAATATGGAAGAGACTAAAAGCTTCGAGGAGAAGTATGAACAGGCCACTCCAGAAGAGAGAAAGGCCCTCACTATCAGACTGTTGCGCCAGAATTCACAACTGGCTAATGCAGTAAGACAGCTGCAGGATACAACAGCTTTCAAAAGACTTGATTATCTATTCAAGGTTGTAGATTCGGCAATGTTCGATGAGGAATTCGAGAATAGATGCAAGGAGGAAATCAAGTTTATAATGTTCGGTGAGCCTTCTCCCGAAGAGGTTTCTAAAGAAACTGAAAAATAAGAAAATGGAAAGCAAGAATCCCAAAATAAACAGTGTTGTGAGGATTCCTGCTTCACTAACTGGTAGTTTTTTTAGGTTTTGGTTTGAATTTTTGGCCCCCATTCATAAACTCACTGAAAGAGAGATGGATGTAATAACATCTTTTGTAAAGCAAAGATATGAATTATCTAAGGTTATCAAAGATGAAGACATTCTCGATAAGGTGGTTATGAGTGAGGATACTAAGAAGAAAGTAAGGGCAGAGTGTAATATGACTCTGCCCCACTTTCAGGTAATAATGGGAAAGCTCAGAAAGAACAAACTCATCGTAGATGGTAAGATCAATAAAAGATTCATTCCACAGCTTCCTGAAGATGCCAAGGAATTCAAACTTCTATTATATTTCGATATGAATAATGGATGAGATATATGCAAAAGTGGCCGCTGATATGGGTATCCCTATAGAGGTTGTAAGAGCTGCTTATTTATCTCAATGGCAATTCATACGTAATACCATAGAAGCTCTTCCTCTTAAAGAGGAACTTAGTGAGGAGGAATTCAATCAGCTGAGAACAAGTTTTAATCTTCCTTCTCTCGGTAAGATTTATACTACCAGAGACAAGGTCCAAAGGACTAAACGAAAGATAGATTATTTAAGAGCTTTACTGAAAAATGCTAAAGATTAAGAAACTTACTCCAGTATATACTTCGATACTTGTGACTTGCAACAAGTATTCGGAGCCTGAGAAAGTCGGAGATACTAATATCATAGATCCTGCCAAGGCAAAGATCATGGTGAAGGAATATCAGAAAGTACTTGCAGTGGGTAACCAAGTAAGACTTGTTGTTCCGGGTGACACCATTGCAATCAATCCCATGAAGTATGCTAAATACAAGCAGGTGGCTCAGAAGAACTCTCTGAGAAACGATGTACAGCAATACAAAAATGAAATAGTGGGATTCGATTTCCCTACCATGGATGTGAATGGTGAAGAGGTTATGCTTCTTGATGAAAGAGATATTCTCTACATTATCAATGACTATGAAGATGATGGACAGCTTCCTGATGGAGTTGCCGAATAGGGGGGGGGAATAATTCTTCCCCCCTTTTTTGTTAATATGCGTTTACTTAGATACGAAGGCCATAAGGTAGTGATTTCACCGGAAGCACTTGCCCTTAAGCCATTTAGAAAAATATGGGAGAGGGACAAATCTCAGGATAAGAATAGAGCCCTCTCTGAACTGGCATTCATCTATTTTTTCTGCGATCCCAGATCTGAATATATGATTATATTGGATGAAGAGACCAGAATGGAAGAGATTAAGAAGGGTGAAGGATTAAGAGATTCTTGGGCCCCTGACAAAGCATTGCTCGATGCAATGGAACTCTTCAAAAAAATGACAATGACTACTTCAGCAGCTCTCCTGGAAGACGCAAGAGCAGCTGTTGAGAAAATAAGACTTCAACTTCGAGACCTATCCTTTTCAGAAGTAGAGCCAGCTAAGATGCCTAAAGCTATTAAGGATGCTTCTGATGCTCTTACAAGAGTACCTGATCTTATAGAAGCTCTTCAAAAGGCCGAGAAGTCTCTTAATATGGAGATTCTTGAGAATGCAAGAATGAGGGGAGCAGGAGAGAAGAAAATATTCGAAGATAATCTTGAGTGATATGGAACATGCTATAATAGAAGGTACTAACAGAGGTATAGAGCGAGAAAGAGAAATCCGGGGAATTAATGCTTCTGGGTTTCTGAAACTAACATCAGTGACGAAGAAGATGGGTTTTGGCAATCTATGCAACACTAAGTGGGACCTATGTTATATAAGACCTAAGAAACCTGTTCAGAAAGTGGGAGATTTTTCATTGACCTACAGTCCTAACAGGGATGATTCACAATACACTATAGATATAGTGACCACTCAAGTAGTTCTTAGTCTTAGAAGAACTTCTAATTGGGAGAAAATAATAAATGGAGAAGACATTGAACCAGTTCCAGACTCCTCTTACTGAGGAGCTATTGAATTCTCTTCCGGAAGAGGTAAGAGATGAGTTACTCGATGTTATAAATAATGTCGAGTTTATTCAGAATCTTATCTCTCCGAACAGAGAAAGAGCTAAAGATAGACCGAGAGATGAGAGAGGAAGGATAATAGTGGACCTTTGTAAACCCCATATTCTTGAGAATATGGACTATTTCAGAGAAGCAGCTATTCATTTTGAGAAGCATGGGTGTTATACCTTTCTTAAGCCTAATGGAAATCCTAACTCAGAATATGGGAAGTGGATAAGACAGGAGAGAGACAGATGTTGGGATGGAATGGTAAGACCTGAAGATGGAGAATGGATAACAGGCCCCATGTATTTTTACTTGAATTACTGTCCTATTATTCTATCTGACCAGAGAGAGAACACCTCCATAGCTGACCGTATTACTGCCTTTCCTAAAGTTTGGGAAGGGATCTACTGGAGATTCCATTATATAGAGCAGGCAAGAAGCGGAGGTATATATAATGATTGGAAAGGAGCTTTGAATGGAGCTGAACTGGCTTCAAGAGGTAAAGCCTTTGCCTATTCTCAAGAAGTAGAGACTCCTATAGGGAGAAGAGTATGGAAAGATATACAAATAGGAGATACTCTGTTTGCTCCGGATGGATCAATTACTAAGGTGATTGATATTCCTTTTGATGAAGAGCATGACGTGTATAAAATGACCCTTCAAGATGGAAGAAGTGTTTATACCACTCTCGAACATTTATGGAAAATAAATAAGAATGGGGAGAACTGGAATAAACTATATACTACTGAGGAAATCCTTAAAAGTAAATCTCCCAACAGATTTGCTATAGAGGTCTCAGAAGGAGTGGAGTATAGATATAAAGAGATTCCTATTGAACCTTATTTACTTGGATTGATGCTGGGAGATGGAGCCTTTACTATAAGTAAAGGTAACCAAGCTCAGCTTTCTTCAAGAGCGGAAGATGTACTTGTATATCAGAAGATCTTGGGTAGGCCTTTCAAAAGGGTAGGTAATACGGAGATGAGCTGGCTCATAGATTATCCCAAGTTTGGAGAAAAGGCTAAAATTCTTGGCTTACATGATAAAATATCCGACACTAAGTTTATTCCGGATTGCTATAAGTATAACTCAAGAGAGGTCCGGTTAGAGCTGCTTGCTGGATTGTTGGATACGGATGGTTCTGTACATGATAGTGGAAGACCGGAATTTTATACTACCTCTAAACAGCTTGCTCTGGATGTATGTTGGATAGCAAGAAGTCTTGGTTATAATGCAACTTACTGGACTCGGTCCCCTAAATACACATACAAGGGGGAAAGGAAAGAGGGGAAGCTATGCTATACAGTTTACATTTACACAAATGACCTTTTATTTAAGCTACCAAGAAAGAACAGCCTTTGTGGAAAGAGGGGGCCAAAACTTGATAGTAGAGTAAATAAAACCTCTGTAAAATCTATCGAGTTTTCTCATAGAGAAAGGTGTAAGTGTGTGACAGTAGATCGAGAGGATGGATTATTTCTTATTGGAGATTTCATTACTACCCATAATAGTAAGTCTTACTGCATGGCCTCCATGCTTGCTCACAATTTCGTCTTAGGAGAGAATAGGAAAGCCTATAAAGATACCAGAAGTGTAGTTACTGCTTATCAGAAAGAGTATCTTACAAGGGATGGAACCCTTAACAAGTTCGAGGTAATGATTGATCACTGTGCTCAAAACACTCAATTCCCTGCCAGGAGACTTAAGAGCTCGGTCGATAAGATGAACTGGATAATGGGCTATGTGGATCTTGAAACGGGTACCAAGATGGGCACCAAGAATGAGGTTTTAGGAGTTACATCGAAAGATAACATTGCGAAGCTCAGAGGTAAGAGAAGTGTTTTTCTTGGAATTGAAGAGTTCGGATCATTCCCTAATCTATCTGATCTCTACACAGTCATGAGGCCATCGGTAAGAGATGGTAATTTGGTTTTCGGTCTTATGTATTTGCAGGGATGTGTATGTGCCGGAACTAAGGTATGGACAGCTGATGGCAGATATGTTAATATTGAAGAGCTAAAACAAGCAGATGGTATTGTAGGATTCAAAAATGGCCAAGCTAACAAGGAGCCTATAACTTGGATGCAAGAGCCTACAGAGAAGGAATGTGTTAAAATTTCTTTCCAGGATAGAGAGTTACGATGTTCTACTGATCATCCTATATTAAAAAGAAGCAAGCATTCTCATAGAATAGAGAATGGAGGAGGCAAAAGAGAATTTTACTATTCATATTCCTTTGTACCTGCAGGATCACTTAAACAAGGTGACGCAATCTGTGTAGCACAAAAAGTGGGCATCTTTGGAAATGAAACTCTGTTTGATCCATATCTTGTGGGATTATTGATAGGAGACGGTAGTTATGGATTCAATGAAACTCCTAAATTCAGTAATAAGGACAGTGAATTACTGAATTATGTAGAGAATAATTATGAAACTTCTATCAGTGCATCCCACGTAACTAAGTCTAAGGAGCTATATAAAGATCTAAGAATTAAAGGCATAACTAAGCAGTTAGCTCTCATTGGCATACAGGGACAAACCAGGACTAATAAAAGGCTGCCCAGTAATTATATGGTTCTCACAGAAAAAGATACAGCTGCCCTTATTGCTGGTCTTTATGATACGGATGGATGTGTAAGGGATACAGGAACTTTAGATATTGTCCTTACCCAAAGTACTGTTGAAATTTTAGAGCAAGTAAAGGTTATTCTCAAGAAATTTGGAGTACAGAGTACCATATACACACATAAAGCCAGAATTGCTAAAGATAGAAAAGACAGGAAGGACTGTTATAATTTGGTAATTAATCAACGAAAAAGCCTTCTTAACTTTGCTGAACATATTCCTCTGAAAGTACAATCTAAAAAGGATAAACTGAAAAACATTGTATCTAAAATAAAGGGAATTCAGAGGAAACGTAAATATCCTGAACAACTGGAAGGTACTTTTGAAAGGGTCGTACAAAATATAGAATTTATAGGTGTACACCCAATATATAATCTTACTGCAGGGGATAGTCACACCTACCTGGCCAATGATATTATAACCCACAATACAGCTGGTGATAAAGACTCAGATTTCGCTGGAGCTCAGGAGATTATGTATAACCCCACTGGTTATGATATGTATGCCCTTCCCAATGTATATGATAAAACCTCCTCCGGTAAGCCTAAATTCGTATTCTTTTTTCCAGGATATGTAAATAGAGAGGGATCTTATAACAAGGATGGAGTCTCCGATGTAACCAAGTCTCTTATAGAGATTCTGTTGGATAGATACAAGATCAAGTACAATTCTACTGATCCTAATACTATTATCAAGACTATAGCGGAGGTCCCCATTACTCCATCCGAAGCTATTCTGAGAACCAAGAAGAATATATTCCCTGTCACTGATCTTATGGAAAGATTAGGACAGTTAGATTCTAATCCTGCAGAGTTCAATGATGTGTATGTAGGAGAATTCACTTTGAAAAATGGCTCAGTTGAGTTCAATCCTACTGTAGGAGATCCTATTAGGGAGTTCCCTCATAAGGATAATAAGTTGGATGGAGCTGTGGAGATTTTCATGATGCCTCAGAAAGTGGCTACTGACGAAGGTCTTAAAATACCTCAGGGCAGATATATAGCCTCTTGTGACCCTGTAGACGATGATTCCTCCGAGACTACATCTCTACAATCTGCTTTTGTACTTGATTTATGGACAGATACCATAGTAGCTGAGTATACTGGAAGACCTAAATTCGCTGAGGATTATTATGAGCAGCTAAGAAGATTATGTCTGTTCTATAATGCGAAGTTGAATTATGAAAATAATAAAAAGGGAATATTCGCCTATTTCAGTAAAATGAACTCCCTGTCTATTCTTACTGACACTTTAGAGTATCTGAAGGATAGAGATATGATAAAGGGCACTCCCTATGGTAACAAATCTAAGGGAGTACAGGCCACTTTACCCATTAACAACTTCGCAAGGACTCTTATCCGGGACTGGCTTCTTAAACCGACAGTCATCACTACTGTAGTAGATGGAGAATCTGCAGAGGTTCAGGTTCCTAATCTATTCAGATTGAGGCAGAGGGCTCTTATCAAAGAGCTTATTCAATGGAATAATGAAGGTAATTTCGACCGGGTATCTTCTCTGGGAATGCTTATGCTTTTGAGAGAGGACAGGATGATTCTCTATGGAGGAGATGAAAAAAGGATGCAGAAAGTGGAGAAGAACCCTCTTTCTCATGATCCCTTCTTTGAAAAGAACTACAAAGTCCATAGAAGGAATACCAAAGTCAGGTGGCCTGATATGTGATCAGTAAATTTAGGCAAAAGGCTAAGGAAATCTAACTATTTTCCTTAGCCTCTTGTTTGTATGAATATTTTTACTTATATTTGCACAAATTAAAACATCATAACAATGCCCCAATTCATACAGTTGCCAAGACAACAACTGTCTTTTGCAAGAAAAACAAAAGAGTGGAGACGCACTCATCTCGATTGGGCAGAAAACAGAACTTTCTTCAACTATAGTCCTGTTAGGAGATCAGTACTACATAAGAGGATCAACTATGATCTGCTCAATGGTAAAATCCACATGGAGGATATAGAAATCATTCTTAATCCTGAGGATGTACAAGCAGGTTATATTCCTGATAAGATTCAGCACTATCCCATCATAAATTCTAAGATAAATGTTCTTAGAGGGGAGGAGTCGAAGAGAGTCTTTGATTATAGGGTGATAGTGACCAATCCTCTTGCTATCTCTGAAATAGAGAACAATAAAAAGCAGGCTCTCTTTACAAGATTGCAGGAGATAGTTCAAAATACTGCACAGTCTGATGAAGAGTTCAATGAGGAACTCGATAAATTGAATGAATATTTTACCTATGAGTGGCAGGATCTGAGAGAAGTAAGAGCCAATGCTCTTCTTAATCATTATGTGAAGGAATATAATATTCCTCAGATATTCAATGCTGGCTTCGTAGATGCCATGACTGTTGCAGAGGAAATATATCAATGCGATATAGTAGGTGGAGAACCGGTGATAGAAAAGCTGAATCCTCTGAAGGTAAGAGTGTTCAAGTCCGGGTATTCCAACAGGATAGAAGATGCAGACATCATTCTTTTAGAGGATTACTGGTCTCCTGGTAGGATTATTGATACCTATTATGACGTACTTACTCCTGCAGATATGAAGTATATTGAAGAGCTCCCCAATCAGGGAGAGACTTCAGACGGGATGGATAATTTCGACGAACGGAATAACTTCATATTTGCTGATTTCGCAGATCCTCAGTATATAGATGTAGAGAATATGTTCCTTCCCTTCGGAACTTTCGGAGGAAGTAAGCTATACTACGACTCTGCTGGTAATGTCAGAGTATTGAGGATGTACTGGAAGTCTCGAAGGAAAATAAAAAAGGTAAAATCATACGACCCTCAGACTGGTGAAGCTGTCTATAATTTCTATCCGGAAACATACCAGACCAAGTTCGACCTTGGAGAAGAAGAGGAGATATTTTGGATAAACGAGGCCTGGGAAGGAACTAAAATAGGTAGAGATGTATATGTCAATATACGGCCCAAACCTATTCAGTACAATAGACTGTCTAATCCTTCGAGATGTCATTTCGGCATAATAGGCTCTATATACAATATAGGAGATCAGAGAGCTTACTCCTTGGTTGATATGATGAAGCCTTATAACTATTTGTACGATGTTATTCATGACAGATTGAATAAGGCTATAGCTGCCAACTGGGGTAAAATCATGGAGCTTGACCTTGCAAGTATTCCAGAAGATTGGACTGTAGATAAATGGATGTATTATGCCAAAGTAAATCACTTGGCTGTAAAGAATTCCTTCAAGGAAGGTAACTACGGAGCAGCTGCAGGAAAACTTGCCGGAGCATTCGCAGCTAACTCCAGAGGGGTCATTGATGCTGAAACCGGTAATTATATACAACAGCACATCAATCTTCTTGAATTTATCAAGATGGAAATGGCTGAGGTTGCTGGTATTTCCAAGCAAAGAGAAGGTCAGATCAGTAACCGTGAAACTGTTGGAGGAGTAGAAAGAGCCACTCTTCAATCCAGCCATATCACTGAGTGGTTATTCATCACACATGAAGATGTCAAAAGAAGGGCTTTGGAATGTTTCCTTGAGACTGCTAAGATTGCTCTGAAGGGACAGAAGAAGAAATTTCAGTACATCCTTTCGGATATGTCTACTCAAATCACGGAAATAGATGGGGATGAATTCTCAGAGAATGACTATGGTCTTGTAGTAGACAATTCCAATGCTTCTCAAGAGCTTAACAGTAAACTGGATAGCCTTGCTCAGGCAGCTCTTCAGAATGATAAGCTAAGTTTCGGTACTATTATGAAACTCTTCAGCTCTGCCTCTATTGCTGAGAAGCAAAGACTGGTTGAGAATGATGAGAGAAAGATAATGGAAAGACAGTCTCAGGCACAGCAGGCAGAGATCCAATCACAGCAGCAGGCTGTTCAGGCTAATATGCAAATGAAACAAGCTGAGTTGGATCAAAGAGCTAAGGCCAATGAGCTGGACAATGAAACTAAGCTTCTTATAGCTCAGATGCAGACCTTTGCTAATGAAGAGACTTCAGAGGATATAGATTACTCTCCGGAAGCCAAAGCAAAGCTCGAAGAGCAGATCAGAGAGTTTGATAAGAGACTTCAGCTGGATAGAGAAAAGCTGGAATTCGAGAAAGGCAAAGCTAAGACTGAGGCACGCCTCAAAGAGAAGCAGATAAACAAACAAAGTAAAAAATCAACTAACAAATAAGCTATGAGGGGAGAGAGACTCCCCTCATACTTACCTTAATATTATGGAAAAGAAAATTGTATTTACCTCTGTAGAACCGAATAAGAATCTATTATGGCTACATTATAAGAATGACCAGTTAGTCCTTCAGAGGTTCGGATCTAATGGATGGGAAGATATAAGCAACTCCGATCATATTACCTCAGAAAAAGTTGAGGAGTTATTGGAAAACAAGGCTGATCTTGTAGGTGGGAAAGTTCCTGCTGAACAACTTCCAAGTTATGTTGATGATGTTGTAAGATACGGTGTAAGTCAAGATCTGACTGATACCCAAAAGCAACAAGCACGTACTAATATGGGGGTCCAGTCGGCAGATGAGTTACTTGAGAATGCAGACTTTATTGCTCAGCTAAAGACAAAGTTAGAAACTGTATAAATATTAAATAATACAAAATGTTTTTTACAAAACAGGATATATTGGAGATTGCTAAGAAACTTAGATTGGTCAGTATAAAGGATTCTGAATTTGAAGAAGTACAGACTCTGCAAGACACTGATAAGGTTAGTATTCTTAGACAGATGCCTGATGAGACTTATTCTAATTATAGGACAAGTCTCAACGCTATAGTTTCTTATATTCACCCTATCAACGTAGTTCAATCTACCGGAGATTCTACAGAAGCAGTTATGTCCCAGAAGGCTGTAACAGATGCTCTGAGTGAGATCCCTAAAATAGAGCTTGAACAAACTACAGGAACTGCTGAAGATAAGGCTATGTCTCAAAAGGCAACTACTGAGGCATTGGAGGAGAAGGTAAGCTCTACGACTATACAGGGTGTTGAGATTGTCAATGGTGCAGCTCCTGAGATCCAGGATAATATTCTCTACATAGAGTTAACAGAAACTGATTAATATGGGACACAGGATAAAAGCTCTTACTTTTAATGGAAAAGTATTGGCCTTTGATGATGGAGCTCTTATAAAAAGAGTTTTATATAATGGTCATGTAATTTGGCCTAAAGATGAGACTCCTCCTACTCCATCCGACACTCTTGTCATAGCTTCTTATGAAGATGTGGTAGGTTTATTCGAGGAGACTAAAGCGGGATGGCTTAAGGGTGGCAGCCCTTCTCCGGAACCTGAGAAATACACTATAAAGAGGGTTGTGTTTAATGGAGAGCAGATTTGGCCTTTTGAGAAACAGGGATTTTTATCCATTGAAAAAGAAAATATTGTACTGAGTCAAGCTAATAACTACTCTGATACAAATACAATTTTCACTAATTTAACATTTAATATTCATTAACATGGCAGATGTCACTAAAAATCATGTTGTAGTTTCTCCAGGTTCGGGCTCTGGTAATACAACATTGTCTGTAAAGGCATCCCCTGCCAACATGGGTAACCGTGTTGCTCAGGTAGCTAACTTTACAGTCACAGCTCCAGGGGTCACCCCTGACAAAACATTTAAGGCTACTCTTGCGGCTGCTGCTGAGTTCGTGTCATTCGATGATGGTACTGAAATGGCAGTTACAAAGGTCGGCGGTTCGGTGGTTATCGAAGGTACCTCGAACTCTGACAAACTTACCTTCTCAAAGGGCTCAGGAGATATTATTTCTGAGGATATATCAGCTAAGATATATTCTGTCAACGGAAATGAAGCTACCAATGGTGTGGCCATTCCTGATGACCCAGGTGCTACAGCAAAGTATAACTTCTCCTTGACGCTGACAGCTACAGAGAATACTACTATTGCTGAGAGAACCCAACAAATTACTGTTGTTACGACAGGTAATAAAACTGCCACAATCACCTTGAAACAGGCTGCAGGGGATGCTTATCTGACAGTTACTCCTACTGAGATTACTGTTCCACAGGATGGTACAGAAGTACAAGTATCTGTAAATACCAATACTACATTCACTGTATCCTAAGCCTGAGGGGGGCAGAGGCAAATGCCTCTCCTCCCATTTTTCAAAAAATTGTATTTATATGAGTACTCAAACCATTTCTATTCCTTGGGCCTCGGGTGAAACGGATTCCATTCATTTAACCTGGAATGATTCTGGAATCCCTGGAGATGTTATAGTAACGATTACTTCCGATAAGAATACCACAGGTATTATTCGTCAGAAAGATATAATCTTTACTACCCAAGCTCTCTCTGGACCCCAAGCATCTGCCAGTCTTAGGATTATACAGGATGTAGAAGGGTTAGTGATAGCTAAGTACAATGATATAATCAGCATGTACAATGAGATAAAAGCTGGTTTCAAAGTAGAATCTTAATAAAAAAACATATGGCCAATCAATTTTTGCCAATAGATCAATTTACACTTAAGTCTACCTTAACTGGAACTGAAGAATTCCAAGTTTCCGCTACAGAGAAGGTTACAGCACAGCAGATTGCTGACTTAGCAAGTAGTGGACTTAATGTTTATACTATATCTGAAAGTGAATCTCAGAATCAAAAGATAGATGCTTCACGTGTAGAGGAACTTAAAAAGTCTGAATTAGTATTATTTCCTAATGAGGGAAGCTATACACCGTATTTTAAGGTTTCAGTAGATGATAGTAAAGCATATTTCATAACAGGAAATATACCTATTAATTCACAAGGCCAGCCTGGACTTAATAATGGAGAAGAGCCTCCTTTTGAGCAGATTCAAACTGTGATGATTGAAGTTGACCTTACTACTTATGATATAACAATACAGCCTTATCCTGTTATAAAAAAGAGTTGGTTTAAGGGGGATGTCTCAGTTATAGAAATTACAGACTTTGCGATTCCCTCAGTTAATATTACTAAGGATGGTCAGAGTTTCTTATTCTATGCCAATGATGCCAGCAACATCCCTAATAGCAATCATGGAGCTACTTCATTTGTAGGTGTAGCCATTGCAAGTCCTATCTTCATAACCGGAGACCAAAGATTTCTGTATTATATGATGGTAGATACAGCAAGGGGTATGTTCTACACGGGGCGTGCAAATCTGGGAGATGACGTTGTAGCTTGGAATGATACTCCAGTTACTCGCTTAGGACAAGCCGTACAGGTTACTGCCTTTACTGAAGGTGCATTATCATCACTGCTGTACACCTTCAAAGCAGGTGATTTTATACCGTTTTACACGGGTAATGTTACAGCTTCTACGGCTAATCAATTCCCGGAGTCTGGAGTTTTCAATGGCTTTATCTCCATGGGCAGCAACGAAGGAGATTATTTCCAAATCTTTGCTTTCAAGACAGGTTCTCCCAATGCTTACATTGGAGCTTGTATTGGTAGTACCACAAGGTGGACCCAGATAGGAGGGGGCTCAAGTAATCTTATTGTCGTAGCAGATGCAGAAAATGTAGGAGAGGTAGTAGCTGCATACAAAGGATTTGAGGGTTCGAATAAATATGGAGTATCAGTACCTATCTACATAGAAGCCATGTCCAATATTTATGATGAACTACCAGCTATAATGGATCAGAGCTTTACAAAAGATGAATCTACTATATGCGGATATGCCCAATATGTCTACGACGGAGGAGATTATTATCACATAGGGTTAAGCCTGCTTATATATCCATCAAGTGGAGATCGTCCCAAATATAGAGCGGAGCTTGTTGTAAACAACAGCGGGGAAGTAGTTAGCAGTAATCTTACCCCTATTGGCAGTGCACATGCTCCCATCCCGGGATTCACTAAAATTACTTCCTTGGCTGGTCAAACTGACTACTCCCTCACAAAAGGATCTATGGGCGTTATTAACTTTAGCACTGAGGTAAATGCGAATACTATAATGTTTATAGAAGCAGAGGTCCGATCATCTGCTGCTATATCTGCTGATGTCAGATCTGTGTGTATCCCTGTCTCTTTCTTCAATCCTAAAAAAGGTGCCACACTCATGGATTTGAATACTCGTACTTTAGCTTCTGGAACCAATATTGCTCAAGTTAAGCTAAATGTTGCTTCTGTTGTCACAGGAGCTAATGGTGTACAGGGATTAAATTGTGTAGTTACTTCGAACAATCTTGCAAATCCCTCTGATATTCTAAGAATAAAGGCTGTATATGCTAATATATAGTATTAATGTCCTCTCAGAATAGAGGGGACATTAACTCTATTTTCTGATATGAGGAAATATCTTATAATAGGCTTATCTTATATCCTCTTGATATTGACTGTCTTTTTACTCTATAGGCAAAATGTCAATCTTAGAGTAGATAGAGATATGCAATTAGAGAATGTAAAGGCTTACTCGGCCTTGTATTCTGATTCTGAGAAAGAGAAAAGAGCTTTCAAACTTTCTCTGGATCAAATGAGAGCTACGAATGATTCTGTCTTTCAGAAGATGCTTCAATTTCAAAAGGACCTTAAAATAAAAGATAAGAATATAGAGCAACTCCAATATAGACTTTCTGTTGCTAAGAAGACAGACTCTCTTATACTGAGAGACACTGTATTCAGAGACCCTGAATTCAAACTCGATACAGTATTCGGGGATAAGTGGATTACTCAGAAGCTTCATCTTGAATATCCTGGAAAAGTTGTATCTTCACCAGAAATTACATTGGAGAACTATGTAGCTCTTACCAATAAGAAAGAAACCATCAAACCTCGAAAGAGATTCTTCCTTTGGAGGTGGTTTCAAAAAAAGCATACAGTTACCACAGTAGAAGTAGTGGAGAAGAACATATATGTAAAGGATTCAATTTCCCGGTTTGTAATTATTAATTAAAATTAATATGTCCACTGAAATAATAATAGCTTTGTTAGGTATAGCTTCTACTATAGTGAGCTGGGCATTGGGCCGTAGAAGAACCAATGCTGAAGTTGCGGCCATGCAAATGGACTATATAAAAAATGCTGATACCTTTTATAGAGAAAGGATAGACAACCTCCAAAAGGAGGTCACTGAGCAGGCAAAACAGATAAGGGCACTCAGGCTAATCATTGATAAAGTGATAGACAATGCCTGCTTAATTCAGAAGTGCCCGAAGAGAAAGTATTACAATCCCGACACTCTTGCTGAAATAATGGATGAGGAGGGAATATCTTTTAGTGGAGTCCATGAAGTTAAAGCTAATTAGAAAGTACCTGGGCCCTGAGTATACCATAGGAGATCTCTACATTGAAGATAAGTTGTGTTGTAACACTTTGGAAGATGTAAATAGGGATACTAATAAAAATGGGATATTCGACGGCTCTGAGAAGAAAATTGCAGGAGACACATGTATCCCCTTTGGAACCTACAAAATTGTAGTTGATGTTTCTCCAAAGTTCGGAAGGGAACTACCCAGATTGCTGAATGTTCCTTCCTTTTCAGGTATTCTTATTCATAGAGGTAACACTACTAAGGATACCGCAGGTTGTATTTTAGTAGGAGAAAATACAGTAAAGGGAAAGGTTCTTAATTCCACTATCTATGAAGTAGATCTTACTAAAAAAATAAAAGAGGCTATTTCTAAGGGAGAGGAAGTAACTATTCAAATAGTATGATATGGCTAAACCAAAACCATTAGGACCTCCCTCTGTTGGGGCTTTTGCATATAAGAGGGATGATCCTAAAAGAGTTAAACCTTCCTGGTTTGAATTGGGTGGATATTTTGACAGAAAGGGTAAGGGAGATAGAGGAATAAGATCTTCTTCTATAGCACAGCAGGGAAGTAACAAGGGTGATAGGGGAAGTAAAAGTGGAAAAACTAACTCATAAATTAACACTTATTTGTGTTAAGTATATACCCATACTTGTAGCTATAGTAGAGTTACTCGGTACAGTATTATCTTTTCTTAATATTGGGACCATACTCTTAGCCTATTTATTTGGCTCCTCTGTAGTCACATTAATTCCAATGTATATAATGTCTTATGCTTTTAAGTTTTGCAAATACCATAGGATGGTATTGAATTATATAGTTGCTAATAAACTTATATTTATGTTGAATTATCTGTTTGTTATACCACTTAGTGCTACAGGCTTTATAGCTACAACTATAACTTTAGCAGGCATCTTCTTGGCCTTGACAATTTACAACTATTTGAAATATGGTGACAGAAATAATACTTAAGTGTTTGTCCTCTCTACTTAGAGAACTGGCAGAGAGAATTGATGCTGGCAATTCCAACCTAAATGAAGAAGAGGCCGTCGAGCTACTTGAAGTAGTAAGACATTACAGTGATCGTGAGGAGTATATAAGCAAGTATGAAGCTTGTAGATACTTAAATATCAGCAGATCTACTTTCGATGCCTATGTGAAGGACGGCAAATTGCCTAAAGGTAAAAAGAGAATAGGTTTCAAAGAATTGGCTTGGACTAAAAAGGAGTTGGACAAGTATGTTCATAAATTGAAATCTAATAATAATTAAGAATATGGTAACACAGAAGAACATGACTATTCCTATTTTCGATGTAGGATTAAAGGTATATATCTTCGATAAATGGTCAGAAGTGGAAAATGTGCTGGGAGGTGGAACAGGTCCTAAAGGGATTACTCTTGCTTTCCCCGATAGTGGTAGAATAACAGTAGCTATAGATAGTAATTGTCCTTCCACTATAGTCCATGAATCGGAGCATGTTAAGAATTATATCTGGAGATTCATAGGGTATAGGCCTATGGAGGACAATGATGAGGTAGATGCTTATCTTCTGAAGTACATCTATAATAAGATAGTCGATGTCTTCTACAAACATATAGGAAAAGATCCTAAAGATTTATTCGCTCGGTAATGAGTTGCTAAAAGCAAATCCATGTAACGCTATAAAGTTCAATACTTTATAGCGTTTTTTTTTGCTTGGTAGTATTGTTAGGTAATTTTCGAAAATATACATATATTTGTACCTGTAAGCTTACAACAAAAACACACAAATCAATTTGTATTATGGAAATTATCGAAAAAGTAAAAGAAAGAGAGATTCCTGCTGCTGAATACTGTGACAAGTATGGATACGGATCGGGCTATGGCTATGGTAGAAGAGATGTCAATGGAAAGGCCAATGCCGGTCTTACTCTTGGTATCATAGGTACGGCTCTTGGAGCTTGGGCTCTATTCGGAAGAGGCAGAAATACAGGGCTCTTAGGTGGAACTTCGGGACTCAGCTCAGGTCTTGGTGGAGCTAATATCAACATCAATGGCTTAGAGACAGGTATGGGTACTGCTAATGGTGTGACTGCACCTTCTGCATTCCAGGCTTGGGAAAAGGGTTGTGAAGATACGCTGGCCCTTCAAGGGGGTCTGTATCAATGGGCTCTTAATCAACAAAACCAGAGATTCCAGGACAGACAGACTATAGACAGTGAGATGTTCGGTCTGTATAAGAGCCAAGTAGATGCTGATTTCGGATTATACAAGTCAACCAGAGATGGTTTTGATGTCCTGAATGCTAAGCAGCAACAGGATGCCTTCAATCTGTACAAGTCTCAAAGAGATGCTGACGACAGTATAAGAAAGGAACTTTCTGATCTTAAGGCACAAGTAGCTATCAATGCTGCTATCAGACCTTACCAGGATAAGCTTATCCAGTGCGAGATTGACAAGGCCTTCACTGCAGGTATCAATTACACCGACAGAAAGACTTGCAATGTTATCTATGGACAAGTAGTTCTTCCTGACAGTCCTACCGTAACTGGTTATGTAGGGGCTAATCAGTGCGGTTGCCCCAGAGTAGTTGCAGCTCCTACGGCTGCCTAATAGGCAATAATATACAATTTCTATGGTTCCGGTGAATAATGTATTTTTAGGAAGCCCTGACCCTCTTCTTGGGTCTTTAGATCCAACTGCGGGGCTTGATGAAAGAATGGCTATGATTGAGGCCTACCAGAAGAAACTGGCCGAGCTGAAACAAGCCAGAGCACAAATGAGTCAGAATCTATCTCAGACCACTCAGGAGACTACCCCCAGTCTCTGGTCTGAGATTGATGCTGAGGTATATCCACTTACAGATGAACAGAAGATGAAGTTAGCCCAAAATGAGGAATATGCTCATAATGATATAGCTCTTCAACAGATAGTTCAGACTGAACTTCTCAACCTTGTAAAAGGCAGAATAGAATCTTCTCAATCAGGCAAAGAGCTTCTTAATAATCAGTTGTCTATCGTAAGAAAACTGAAAAAGAAAATTGTCGAAGAAACCAATCAAGAGATGGAGGCATTTAGAAGATTTAAGGAATACTCTAAATCCCACCCGAATGTAACTTATGAAGAATTTATTAAAACAGTATATCAATGAATGTAAGTGTAGTAACTGAAAGAATCCGTTCCTATATCAATGGACAAATTACAAGAATGGCAGCAGATAGTCCTATAGTGGGATTTATGAAGCCTATTATCACAAGAGTTCTTGAAAACAATATCTATAAAATAGAGGATGGACTTAAGATGATAGCTGATAAAGATGGTAATATAGACACTGAGGCTATCCTGACAGAAATGCTGGAAAGTGTTATGTCTACAAAACCATTTACCATAAATACATCATTCATCGGAGACATAGAAATTGGAGAAGGGATGGTTAAATTGAGTCTACCTGTAGTAAATAAGAGACTTGTATTTAATACCGCAGACCTTCAAGAACTAAAAAACCTGCTGACTACGTAAAGCTATGGATGGATATATGTTAAGAAAACTGATGGAGGACAGAGGTACCAGAGAGTCGGATCTTATGGAAAAGTTCAAAGATTTCATAAGATCAGAAAGAGGTAGTAGAAGACATTATGAAGATTCAGATCCTTTTGGGGAGTACTCATATAGGAGAAGAGAACATAGTGACTCTGATCTCTACAGAATGATGGAGAATATGGATGACTCCGAGAAAAGAAGAATGTGGGAAACTATGCTGGAATCTCATGAAGGCAGAAGAGGCAGGCATTTCAGCCCTTCTTATGCAAAGAGTGAGGTAGAGGAGATGTCCCATACTGAGAATGGAAACAGACACAGAGGAGAAAAATACACTATGGAGAAGGCCGAAGAAGTGTATAGAAGATACAAATCGGTTCTTCCTGAAGAAGTTACAGCTGCTGATGTGTACGTGGCAATAAATTGTCACTTCCATGATTTCGCACAACTTTACAAAGCATGGTTCGGAGATAATATTGATACCAAAATTATCGAATCGGCTATTGTATTCTGGTTCAAGGATGAGGAATTTCCAGATGGTGAAAAGCTCTGGAAATACTTCAACAACATGAAGTAATCTTTCTAAGGGATACAGCAATGTATCCCTTTTTTATTTAACAGTAAATAAAGTAAATTATTTAATGCAGTCTAATTATTCCACTTAAACTATTGTTTTATTTGAAATTTTATTTTAACTTTGTGCTGTTAAGTATAAACTAAATGGAAGAAGTTTATGGGAGATGAACTAAGTATGGATTACATCATGACAGGAGATGAAGTAGAAGACCTGTTCACAGATGAACCACAAAACAAAACAGAAGATACCCCACCTTCTAATACAAGTGGGGAGCAAACAACTACTGAGGGAGAGGAAGTAGAGGAAGAAATCAATTCTGATACTTTGTTTGTCCCGGAGGGCGTAGGTAGTGAAGAGAATCAAGGAGAAGGGGAAGATACCACAACTCACCAAGGTAATGGTTCTTCTCCCGATAACAACTTCTACTCTTCCATAGCCACTGCTTGTGTAGAGGATGGTATTTTCCCCGATCTTGATGAGGAATTTTTGAAGACAGTCAAAGATGCTGAAGGCTTCAAGGAAGCTCTTAACAAGCAGATGAAAGCCATGCTCGATGAAAGGCAGAGAATGATCAGCGAGGCTCTTGAATATGGAGTGGAGCCAGATGATGTCAGAAAGTACCAAAATGTCCTGGAGTATATTGATAATATCTCGGAAGAGGCTATCAAGGAGGAAGGAGAGGCAGGTATTGCTCTGAGAAAGAAGCTTATCTACAATGATTACCTTAACAGAGGATTTTCGGAAGAGCGTGCTAAAAAGTACACTCAGAGATCCTTCGACCAAGGTACTGATATTGATGATGCTCTTGATGCTAAACTAAGCAATAAAGAGTTCTATTCATCTCAATATGAGAATATTGTAGAGCAGGCTAAGAAACAGGCTGAACAGGAGGCTTTAGAAGAGAAGAAGAGAGCGGAGTCTGTCAGAAAGACTATCATGGAAACAGAGGAACCCTTCGAAGGGGTTAAGCTGGACAAGGCTACCAGACAAAGAGTATTTGAAACTATTTCCAAACCAGTCTATAAGGACAAGGATGGAAATATGTATACTGCTCTTCAGAAGGCGCAGCATGATGATGAGGAAGGTTTTATCCGGAAACTTGGATATATCTTCACTCTCACTGATGGATTCAAGAACCTTGATGGTCTCGTAAAGGGAAAAGTTCAAAAGGAAACTAAGAGAGGACTTCAGAAACTTGAGCAATCTCTCAGAACTCCCCCTATGCCTGGTGAACCGAGGTTTGCAAGTGGCGTTGGAGGAGTAGAGGGTTCTAAGTCGAGGGGTGTTATTCTCGATATATAAATAACAATCCAATAAAATAAACAAAAATTTATGGCAAGATTAGGTAAATTTCAAATGCTTACCTTCAGTCACTGGAAGGGTAGACCTTAGTGTTAGGCCCTTGTAAAATCGGGTAAAATCGGTGAAATCCTTCATAGGTAAGGGGATAATACCGAGCTAACCTGTTCAATAATATGAACAGGTAGTGTAACGCGTAGAAGATGAAACTATGAATGGTTTTATTTATATCATCATAGAATATAATTCTTCCAAGAGTATCCGACATCCTGAAAGATGAAAATGTACGCTGAGCTTACACGATGATAAAGTGTAAGAACTATAGGATAAAAAGCCTATAGGATAACAAATGCTAACAAAGGATAACCATCTTGGGTCCGTATTCCAGATGCAGCCTCAAAAGGCTACTGCTATGATGGTGCAGCTGCTTGCTATGTACAGAGGAAAGAACCTTGAGACTTATCTATCTCAGTTCCCTACAAAGGAATTTGATACTGATGATGAGTACACGTGGGATGTAATTGCATCCTCAAGAAGAAATATTCCTCTTGTAGAGGCAAGAGATGAAGATGGTAAACCGATCACTACTGGAATGGCAGGTGTAGGAGGAGCTCCCTTCTATGTAGTATTTGCAGAAGACTGGTTCGCAGACGGTAATGTGATTGTAGGTGAGAAGAATGAAATCTATCCTCTACGTATTCTTGGAGATGCGAGAATGGAGGGTACGAATGCTGTTTACCGTGTAGAACTTATGGGTGGAGTAATAGATGGTATGCCTGCTGAAGAGCTTCAGCTCGGTAAGAGATTCTCGGATGATTACTCACCTGTAGAAAAGGAACTTTCAAGAAAGGTAGGAGATCTTCAGTTTACTTCTCCTGTAGCCATGAGAAATGAGTGGTCGAGAATCAGAATACAACACAAGGTTCCTGGCTCAATGCTTGGAAAGAAGCTGGCTGTAGGTATTCCTTCTCTTGACCCTGAGACTGGTAAGAAGTTCGTAACTCCTATGTGGATGCACCATGTAGAGTGGGTATTCGAAAATAAGTTCTCGGAGAATAAGAACAACCTTATCATGTACGGTAGAAGTAATAGAAACCGTAATGGTGAGTATCTGAACATCGGTAAGTCAGGTAATGTTATTACAATGGGTGCTGGTCTGAGAGAGCAGATGGAAGTAGGTAATGTAGTCTGGTACAATGACTTCTCACTGAAACTTATCGAAGATATGCTTTATGAGCTATCTATCTCCAAGCTGGCAATGAACAAGAGAGTATTCATTCTGAGAACAGGTGAAAGAGGTGCTGTTCAGTTCCATAGAGCTGCTAAGGATATGGTATCAGGATGGCTACCTATTCCTACTGTAAACAACCCTGCTGTTATTCAAAAGGTACAAAGTGCTCTTAACTCTAATGCAGTTGCTGCTACTGATTACCAGTTTGTAGAGTGGAGAGCTCCTATGGGAGTAATCGTAAAGGTTGAGGTAGACCCATTCTATGATGATCCTGTAAGAAATAAGATCCAGCATCCTGATGGAGGTGTTGCAGAATCTTACAGATATGACATCATGTATGCAGGTGATATGGATCAGCCTAACATCCAACTGGCTAAGGCTAAGAACTCACCAGAGATGAGAGGTTACCAGTGGGGATTAGCGGCTTAAAAGCCTTTGGACATTTCTGAGTCCCCGAGCCCTGACCTTGAAACAGAAGAGAGGGCGAATGAAACAAGGTTAATTGCTGGAAGTTCCTTAGAGCTTTCACTGCCTTTAAACTTCAAACATTTAAATATGGAAGTTAAAGAATTATGGAAACCTTTAGACTTATATAAAGGTGTTCAAGTAAGCTCATTTGGTAGAATAAGAAAAGCTGCCAATAAGAGTAGAAAAGAGAGAATTCTGACTGAATTCCCAAAGGATAGAGATGGATACTGTAGATGCTCAGTACAAAGACAGGATGGTTCCTGGACATCTCAACCAGTTCACAGATTAGTAGCTATAGCCTTTATAGAGAACCCTGATAATAAAACAGTGGTAAATCATATAGATGGTAACAGAAGTAATAATAGTGTAACTAATCTTGAGTGGGTAACTCCAAAAGAGAATGTAATACATTCTTTTAAGTACGGGGTAAGAAAGATCTGCAAAGAAGTTCCTAAAAGAACTATCCTAACAGACTTTCAAATAAGTCAGATAGATCGACTTAGGACTATTTACACAGTAAACCAAATAGCTAAGCTATTCAATATAGAATATCAATCTCTTAAGAACATAATTCATAAAAGGAAACAATGTGAAAGATTGGATAACCAGCAGCCAAGCAATTATAAATCAATTTATAATTGAAGGTTCAACGACTATCCCGAGAGGGAGTAAGATTCAAGTGAATCTGAAATGCCTTGCCTAACTTTTAGTTAGTGAAGATATAGTCTGAACTTCATGGAAACATGAAGATAATATATGGAAACGATATATTAGAAACATTTAAATGTCAGAAACCCATTCACAGGTGGTATGAACAATAATAACATGTCCTATGACGAGGATTCTTGTGTAGTACATGGTATGTGGACTGGTGGTGTATTCATTCTTGATACAACCAGAGTAGTATCACTGATTCCTGCAATACTTGCAGCTTAATTGATAGGGGGAGGGTTAGTCCCTCCCCTTATTTTACCGAATAAATAAAAAAAAGGGAGAATAATATGGGAAGAAAAGAGGAAGTTATTTTAGACACTACTCAGGAAGATATTCCTGAAGTTGTGCTACAGAAGGGCCCTGTAACTGAAAGAGATACTCAAGACTCTCACTCAGAGGCCTATCCTAAGGATGAACCGATACTCTCATGTCTTAGAAATGAGAGAGTTACAGTAAGGTTCGTACCAAGACAGTCTGGTATTGTGACTGACCCAAGACACATCAACTACGGAGGTATGGGGGAAAGCTCTAAGAGAGTATTTACTGTTCCTAAGTTACTAAGCACGAAGACTTATCTTAATGTACTTACTAATGAGGAAAAGGCCTTCCTGGAGAGTTATATGGGTCTGGAGTACAATGACCTTTCTGTTTACAAAAAGAAAGACAATTTTTGGAAAGAATACAAAGTTTCCCTTACTAAGGGAGATACTATATTGGATCTTTCCAATCCGGATGATTACATCAAATATAAGGTTCTGCTTTCTAACAAGGACTATATAGCCCCATCATTGGATGTGCTTCAAGACACACCTAAGGCAACCTATCAGTTCGTAATAGTCAGTTCCGAAGATGAGTCTAAGGCTTCTATGAAGCAACTCTCCTATAACCAAAGAGCCTATATGCTCTTCGGTAAACTGCAGGAAAATGCAGAGGCACTTAAACTTATCATCGAGACTGTGGATGGTAGACCAATCTCTGATAGTACTAAGCTGGAGTTCCTCCAGGCAAAGGCAGGAGAGTTGATCCTTAGCAATGCAAAACTGTTCTGTAAGGTAGCAGAAGATCCTTATCTGGAGACGAAGGTTCTGATCAGAAGAGCCCACTCAGCCGGGCTTCTCTCTAAGAGAGGAACCTACTATTATCTCAAAAAGGACAATACGCCTCTCTGTGAGGATAAGGAGGAGCCTACTCTATCAATGGCTGCCAAGTTCCTGAATGCCCCTAAGCATCAGGAAGTTAAGTTCTCACTTGAGGCTCAACTACAATAAGTATGGATATAAAGGAATTCAGTGCAGAATTCGACATACTGTATAATAACATAACGAGCAATATTGCACCTGGGCTAACTGAGTATGAAAAATCAGTATTTCTTACTCAGGCCCAGGAGCAGCTTGTAAAGGATATTTACAGTGGTCAGTATAAGGGGGAGGCCTTTGAGAATAGTGAGGAGGTCAGAGAGTATCTCAAATCATTGATACAAACTACAGTACTTGAGAATCCGACTAAAATTTCATCTGAATTTCCAGATGAGTTCCTGCACTATACAGTAAGGGTAGATGCACAGAAATTCTGGTTTATCATATTTGAGTCGGCAGTATTCTCAGGAGATGAACCTTGTACCAATGGAAAGAAGGCAGTAGTTAAGCCAATACTCTATGATGCCTATTGGTCTATCATGAGAAATCCTTTCAAAGGTCCTAATGAAAATAGAGTTCTGAGAATCAATCAGTCTGAGGATACGATGGAGCTCATTTCTAAGTATGAAGTAGGAAAATACCTATTAGCTTTCCTTAAAAGGCCGGATGCTATAATTCTGGTTGACTTAGAAGATGAAGGTATAAGTATCAATGGAGAAACTGCAGCTTCTACCTGTAAGCTCCCTGAGATTCTTCATAGAATGGTTCTGGAAAGAGCAGTACTTTTAGCAAAAAAAGCTTGGGGCCAATCCCAAGAATAGAAAGATTATCAAGAAAAACCTCCCAAAGATTTATTTGGGAGTATTGTCAAACTTAATATTAAAAAATTATGACATTTAGCACTAATCAGGCAAGACAGATCTATGTAGCTAAGCAAGTAGCAGATTCTATCAATGACAAAGGAGACATCAAGCTCGTAGCTCCTAAAGATGCCGATTATATTTATTTCCAGTATGTAGGTGCTGACACTCCTCTGAGAAGTGATCTTATCAAAAAGAATCTTATCTCGAAGGTAACTCTTACTCATGGTAAGAATATTCAGAAGTATCTAAATGAGTATGAGGTAACACTTGATTCTGGTGTTAGCGCAACTCCAGTTGCAGGGCAAGAGTACATTCTAAGAATTGACATGTTAGGCTATGCCTCCCTGGGAATCGAAAATATCTATCAGAAGTATGGTTATGTAAAGGCTACTAAGAACATGACTGCTGCACAGTTCTATGTTAAAATGGCTAAATCTCTTGCTGGAAACTTTGCAAGAGAGCCATACCCTGTGTATGATTTCTTTGTATCGGATGGCAGTACAGAAACTAAGGTAACTGCATCATCAGATGAATCTAAACTAACAGGATCATATACTAAGCTTGTAGTTCGGGAATCTCCCGATGGGTTCTGGCGCAGAGGTACTGATGAAGATCTTCCACAACTTGCTAATCTATTTACAGATACTATCCTTGTTGATGGTCTGGAGCAAAGATGGGGAAAAGTAGAGCAAAAGACCTCTGGTCTTACCGCAAGAAAAGATACGGTATATAGACAACTTGCTGACCTTGAGTACTTCCTGATGGGTGAGAGAGCTGATAAGTATAGACTGGTTGGTTGGCCTAAGGTAATCTACACAGATTACATGATTGATAATATAGGTCTTCTTCCCTCTGCTTTCCAAGGTACTACTGATACTACTGGTGTGGGTATCATAGATATTCACTACTCATATGTCGGTTCTAATGAGTCGGTACAGAAGTCAGAGAAGGATATTTGCATCATTCTTCCCAATGGTACTTCGAAGGAAGCTCTGAAGCTTGCTCAAGATATAGCTAACGCAGGTATCACAGTAATTCACAAGAATGCTGCAGGACAAGAGGAAGCTCTTCTTAAGAAGGAATCTGAAGATGCCTGATATTTAGGGAAGGAGTAATCCTTCCCTTTTTTATTAATCCTGTAAAAAATAGACTATGGTAGTTTTTAGTGAACTAAGAGTAACCCATGATGGGGAGAAGCTTATCATCGACACTTTCGTAAATAATACTCCTGGAGATGAGAATCAAAAGATTGATCAGATATGGTTGGATAATAAGGCACCTGTATATGTAAATGGATGCCCTCATCCTACTGATAATGCTGTTCTCATAGCATCTATTGATGACGAAGTTTATAGGGAAGATATTGAAAAGTATCAGGCATCCATAATAGATGAATCTCTGAGAAAAGGTTATCTTACGGAGGTGACCTATGGTAGATACTCCTCTATAAACATAAACAGTGATATGCTGCATGTTTATGTCTTTACTTCCGGAGGAGAAAGCAAAGAGTGTGAATGTACTCCTGCTATAGGTACTGTAGTTAATATCTATCCATATTATCAACTCTCTATATATTATATGAGAGAGATGGGAGAAAGCTGTGTTCCCCCAAGAGAGTTCATAGATTTTCTACTTAAGCTGAAGTCAGTGGAAATAGCTATTAAAGTAGGAAACTATGGTCTTGCTCATCAAATGTGGGAGAATCTCAGAAGAATAAAGGAATTCCCCACCAGATCTTGTAAATGTGCACATAATGGAGTCATATCTTAACATACTTGGGGAAGCTCTTAGCAGGTATTTCAGAACCCTTAGTGTATATGGATATGTCAAGGATGTAGATGTATACAAGCTATTGGTTCTCTCCTATATCGAAGAATTGCTTTCAGGCAGTATGAATATATTGATCTCTGAAAATGAGTACAACATCATAAGAAAAGTTTTACTATGCCTTACTGGAAGCAACTGTCTTATACCCTATCCTTCTTATCTTAATATGCAGGAGGATGTTTTAATAAGGCCCCAACTCCCTACTAAATGGTTAAGATTCACAGAATCAGATACTTTAAGGATTTCTGAGTTAGAGGCTCTGAAATCTACAGAGAGGGATTCCCTATTATAGGGATAAAAAATTTACTTAAACTCTTGCAAATATGGTGAAAAATACTTATATTTGCAAGAGTTTTTTAATATAACTTATATGGAAAACAGAATAGAAAAGGCCTTGGAATTATTGACCAGGAAACCATATCTGGTTACAATGGGAGCTAATACAATAGCTCGAAGACATGGATACTCTCGTCAGGAGATAACAGAAGCTAAGAAACTCTTCTATAAAAGAAGGGATCTGAAAAGAGGACCTCGAATCCTTATATTCGACATAGAAACTTCTCCCATGAAGGCCTATGCGTGGAAGAGATGGAAGGAAAACATATCTCTTGATCAAACTATTTCTGAATGGTTCATGATCTGTTGGGCAGCTAAATGGCTTGGAGAGGAAGAAGTACACTCCTCATGTCTTACTCCTTCAGAGATAGCAATGGAGGATGATAAAAGAATTACTGAAGAACTTTGGAAATTATTGGATGAAGCTGATATAGTAGTTGCCCACAATGGGAAAAATTTTGACATCCCTAAAATGAATTCCAGATTTATTCTGAATGGACTTCCTCCCTGCTCCCCTTATAAGCAGATAGATACTTGTGAAGTATCTAAGAAAAGTTTCGGATTCAGCTCAAATAAACTCGATGCTCTGGCAACTTATTTCGGATTTCCTAATAAGGATAAAACAGATTTCAATCTATGGAAAGCCTGTCTTGAAGGAAACCAGAAGGCCTTGGAGTATATGGCTAAGTACAATATAAAGGATGTGGTTATTCTTGAAAAAGTGTATCTTAAATTAAGATCATGGATACCTAATCATCCTAATGCAGGCCTTTACATAGAGTCAGATAAGCCGGTATGTCCTATTTGCGGATCTACTCATATGGAGCTTACATCTGATTTCAAATATACACATGCCTCCAAATTCAAAGTAATGAGATGTATGGATTGTGGAGGTATTGCAAGAGTTCGAAATAATTCTTATCCCAAAGATAAAAAAAGTTCATTGGTATTATCAATATGACAGTACGTGAAATTACATATATGGTTCTTGATGAGCTTAAGAACCAATCAGATGACCGATACCTTGAAGAAGAGCACATTATATTTCTTGCTTCAAAGTTCAGGGCTTTTCTTCTTAAACAAAGATATGGTACGGATATAAAGAAGAGTGTACCCGAATCCAATTATCAGACTATTTGTCTTGATCTTGAAGAGGTAGAACTTGAAGAAAGTGTTTGCTATGCTGGCCCGAGACTTGTAAGTTCCCGAGAAATTCCTACTATGTTGAATATAGGAAGTAGAAGAGTATTCTCTCAAGTGGACTTTACGACTATATATTTTACATGGGTAAGCAGAGACAGGTTCAATTATGTGGGAGTAAATCCCTGGTTGAAGAACATAATCTATGCTACTAAAGGCCCTGATCATAGACTTTACCTCAAGTCTGGTAATCCTCAACATCTTTATTTGAAAAAAGTCCGCATAAATGGAGTATTCGAAGATTTTCTACAAGCCTCTGAACTGGAATGTGATAATATGAAAGATTCAGTAGACGAGGAAGGAAATCCTCAATGCACTTTAGTAGAACTTCAGGACAGAGAGTTTCCTATAGAAGATGCTTTAGTGCCTCCTCTTATTGAGCTTATAGTGAAAGAGCTGGCTCCTACAGTGTTCAGGCCTGAGGATGATACGAATAATGCTGCGGATGATTTAGCCAAAGTAGGACTCGCAACAGCTAAGAAATGACCTTACAGGAATTTAGCAAACAAGTGAGAAAGGCCTCTTCTCATCATAATCATAAGATAACCAATTCTTACGGCACTTACGACTACTACAAGTTCTATAGAAAAAATAAGCCTAAGGAGAAACAATATATACTTACCGAGAGTCAGTATTTTGCTATTATAAGGAAGATCAATACTGCTCTTGCAGAGCTCTTTGTAAAAGGCAAAGAGGTATCATTTCCCATGAAAATGGGGACTATAGAACTGAGAAAGACTATCAAGGTCCCCAGAATAGGACCTGATGGTAAAGTAGTTTATAATACCATGATTGATTGGGATAATACCATAAAGCTATGGTATGAAGATCCAGAGTCCTATAAAAACAAAGTACTTGTTAAACAGGAGTCTAAAGAAATTTTCAAAACCTTCTATAATAAATCGAAGGCTACCTTCGATAATAAGTCTATGTATTTATTTCAATTGAATAAGGAATTGAAAAGAGAACTATCTAAAAATATAAAGAGAGGGCAAATAGATGCCTTTCTTGCATACTGATATGGAAAGTTATATAAGCATTAAAATAATATTGGACAGGCTTCTTAGGCATCCGCTACTTCAGGATCTATCCTTCGAGGTGGCAGTTGACTATACTCTCGATTTCCTAAGAATAGTGGGAGTCCCGAAGATTTTCGAAGACAGATCAGAAACTGTAGAGGTTAAAAACTATAGAGCTGTTCTCCCCTGTGATCTGCTTAACATCATTCAGGTGAAAGAGCACTGCTCTTCCTATGCTATCAGATCTACTACAGATACCTTCTATCAAACAGATGAATCTCCTGCACCCTATGAATATACTTTCAAAGTGCAAGGGGATATATTATATACTAACATGAAAGAAGGATCTCTTGATATTGCTTATAAAGCAGTAGCCACTGATGATGAAGGTTATCCAGTCATACCGGATGATGCCTCATTTATAAGAGCACTTGAACAGTATATCAAAAAACAATGGTTTACTATTCTGTTCGATATGGGAAAAATACAGCCTGCAGTACTGCAAAATGCACAGCAGGAATATGCTTTCTATGTAGGACAAGCTCAAAACAGATTAGTCATGCCCTCTCTTTCTGAAATGGAAAGTCTCACCAATATGTGGACATCTTTACTGCATAAGACTAATGAGTTTAAGAAAGGCTTCAAGCACACTGGAGCTAAAGAGTTAATAAGAGTTCAAAGATAATGGGAGCCAAAGCACAACAGTTCGTCCCCAAAGGCATAAAGAGAGACTACTCAGCCTCGAAGGCTGACCCTCAGTATGCTTATGAGAACCATAATATAAGAATTACTTCAAGAGAGAGCAATACTCTTCTTTCTATTACCAATGAAAAGGGAAACTCTCCCATAGTTATGGACCCTCCTCTGAAGTATGTAGGAATTAATATTTCCCTCATGCCAGGAACTTCCACTACACGTGTACTGGCAACCTTACAGGAAGAGGTTCCGGCAAAAGGAGTAAAGATAAGAATACATTACTTGGATAATGCGGATTCTGAGTGGAAGGATAGCTATATAGTATTTGGTACCACAAGTTATCCGCTGTATAGTGCAAGTACATATATTTCAAAGGATGCCGAGCAAGTATCCACTTATTTGGAATATAATCACTATGGAGAAAACATATTTTACTTGGCAGATCAAGAAAAACCTTCTCCTTTCCAAGGTGTATGTGTAGGAACGTGTGTCTTAAATAATTATTTAATCTTATTTCTGTGGGATGATCCTGTCAGCAGGATTATAAGGCTGGAAAGCAAAGGGGATACATTTGCCTATAAATGTCTGTATGAGGGATCTGTAAAGTTTGATGTCAAGTTTCCTCTTGATACCTTGGCCATTTTTGAAAATAATGATATTCAAAAAGTGTACTGGGTAGACGGATTGAATCCTGCAAGAGTGATCAATATAGTAGAGGATATTGATCTCACATCCTATAAAAGAGATGACTCCGGATACTTGGACACTGCAAGAGTAGTTCCCGGTGAAGTGGATATGGATGTAACCAGAGTAGAAAATGGTAATGGCACATTCAGCTCGGGTACTATCCAGTATGCCGTAACTGCCTATAAAAAGCATGCCACAGAATCAGGTATATTGGCTATCAGTCCTATAAATTACATAGCATTTTCAGATAGAGGGGCTAACCCTGAAGAGACTGTTCAAACAGCTTTTCAGATTGACGTGTCTCATATTGACACTCTGGAATATTTTGAATATCTGAGAATATATTCTATTCACAGAACAAGTAAGGATGCTACGCCTGTAGTAAAAGTATTGACAGATGCCCCTATAGAGGTGATACGCTCTCAGGGTTTTGTAAGATATGTAGATTATGGGAACACAGGTTACACAGTAGATCCTACACTTCTTCTGTATCTTGGTGCTACCTCTATTACCGGAAATAGCCTGAATCAAAAAGATGGAACATTATTTATAGGAGGATACAAGATACTTGAATCATATATTTCAGAGGAGCTGAAAGAGGAAATAAAGAGTAAGTGTACTATAAATTTTGTACGTAGGAACACTTATATTGCCACAGGAAATAATAATTCTTCTACATCTACAGCTAAAGGGTATATATATGAATCGTCACTGAAATATCCTGCCTCTGAAGTAACTACTTTCAAAAGCAGAGAGTGGTACAGGTTTGGAGTTCAACTACAATATCCTTCCGGTAAATGGTCTGATGTAGCTTGGGTTGGAGATGCACGATGCAATGTAACTCCCGCTGTAGTATCAGGGTATCTGTACATGGTAGAGGCCCATATTAATATGGAGTACGAATTCATGAGATCCTTAGCAAAGGATTTCATCAATATAAGACCCGTAGTGGTATATCCTCAGGATTCTGACAGAGAGGTAATAGCTCAAGGAATACTGAGTCCTACAGTCTATTCAGCAAGGGACAGATTCAGTAATTCTCCGTTTGTACAGTCCTCTTGGTATTTTAGAGGAATGAAGAATGAATATTCACTGGTTGCAAATAAGCATAATATAAGGTTACATGTTAATAAGGATGATGGAGGGGAAATACAAGGTACTTGGGAGGGCTCTACTCCATACAATCCATATATTGCAAAAGAAACAATAACTGGAGAGGAATGGAGTAGAAAATATCCATCTGCCTTCTATGTAGATTCTTCTATAGTTACTTTCCACTCACCGGATGTGGAATTTGATGATAATTTCAGCAGATGGGATAATTCCTCTCTCAAGTTGAGGATTATAGGAGCAGTACCCTTTGGCTATTCTACCAGATGGAATACTCTGACTACCAAAAACCTTGGGCATAATGGAAAAACTGCCATAGAAAACTTCACAAATTACTCCGGTAAGTTATTTGGAAACATGGTTAATAACACAGTAGTTCCATTAGCTGGTAGATGGACAGATAAAATGTATAATTCAGATACCAGTAAGGACTGGACTGAAGATTTTCCTGTATATACTTGGCATAGAAGAGGCTCTCTATCCAACTATGGTTTGGGATTAGGAAGTCAAAATGAAGATGCTGTACTGGAGAAAAAGATAATGTCCTCTTTAGTATATTCTGATGCCCCTGTTTTCTTCTCAAGCTCCCAGATCTGGGATGCAAGTGGTAAAGTAGCTAAGGACTCTATAGATGGTTGGGAACTCACTCCGGATATAGGTAATGCTACAGGGATCACAGCCATAAGGACATTTAATAGTGAAGATGTTTCTATGGTCAAAATCCCTTCTCCTATGTATTCGAATCTTCCTGATCTGGTATACTATGGAAATGTAAACTCCATTATGTCAGATTTTGGGGATGGAAGAGCCCCAAGTTCAATTTATGAAAAGAAACTTTCCGTATACTATCCCTTAACAAGATATTACAAGGGCACTGGTAATATAAAATATATATACCAAAGTTCAGATGGTAGTTATGACATAAATTCAGGAGGAGTAAAGACTGCTGACCCTATAGAAATCTATTACAAGTCAACTCCTCATGTAGTATTCGGATTCAACTATAATTCGAAGCACCAGCAAAGAATTTTACCTCTTTGGGATGAAAGTAGTGGAGTAGGAAAGGGAGATAAAGATTCCTTCCCATTTTGGGCAGATGCTCCTATTGGTATAGATTGGGTAGCTGTTGAAAGATTGATTATTGATTCTGACAGTGACTTGCCTGAAAAAGTTCAGGGACCAGGATTATATCTGGCAGAGCTGTACAAAGATACTGATGATACAAGATTTGGAGGAACTTCTCAGGAAGCCCTGGAAAACAATACATGGGTTCCCTGTGGAGAGCCTGTACATCTTAATAATATTCCAGTAGGAGGACTATTGAAGTGTCCTGTTGGGGATACATATTTCCAAAGGTATGATTGTCTGAAAACTTACCCATTCAATGATACTGCTACTAATAGCGTAGTTGAGATTGCTTCTTTCCTATGTGAGACAAGAATCAATATAGACGGAAGATATGATAGGAATAGAGGCCTTATCAACAATACCTCTGTAAGTCCTAAGAATTTTAATCTGTTGAATTGGGCTTACACTCAGAATGACAATTTCTTTTCCTATAGACTGGTAGATTCCGATGAGTACTCTATAACAGAATATCCCAACTCTGTTATCTGGTCGAAGACAAAAATATTCGGAGAGGAAGTGGATTCTTGGGTTGATCTCCCTCTGACATCCGTACTTGACCTGGATGGAGATAAGGGTGGAATAGTAAGTATCCAAAAACTTAACAATGAGCTATATTGCATTCAACCGGATGGAATATGCAGAATCCTGTACAATTCCAGATCTCAGATGGTTACTGCAGAATCGGGTAATATGTCTATCCCTGTAGAGCTTGCTAATACTGGTAAGGTAGAAGGCAAAGCTTATATGACCACAGGTATAGGATGCTCTGATAGAGCTTCCATAATAACCACTCCTTCAGGAATTTACTTCCTTGATAAGAATAGAAATAGTCTGTTCATATGGGGACCTCAGGGAATCACGGATATTACTGATAAGTTCAGTTTCAGAACTTGGATAGACCAGATAGACTTTTCTAAAAACTGGGACCCTGTAGAGTATAAAGGCATGAAAGCTTTCTATGATGATACGAATGGGGATGTTTACTTCGTAACTGAGTCCCCTGATACGACTGTTTGTTACTCTGAGTTATTAGGACAGTTCTCTTCATTCTATGATTATGAGAAAACTCAACAGATGGTATCTGTGAATGGAGGTTTTTATGCTGTGAAGAATAATGCCGTGTGGGCACAAGGTGCTGGAGAATATAATTCATTTTTCGGTACTAAGAAACCTTACAGTGTGGAGGTAATCTGCAATATGGATGAACCTGTAGACAAAATCTTCAACACTATAGAATGGAGAGCCACTATAAAAGAGAATGGAGAAGATTCTCAAAGTACTTTCGATACTGTAGAAGTAAGTACTGACGGAGAGTATCAGAAAACAGGTAAAGTATCTATAGAGAATAAGACTGGAGTTCCTACAGGAGGAATGATATATTCAGATAAGACTACTCTTCGTAGAAAGTTCAGGATGTGGAGAATACCTATTCCAAGGGATAGTGTCAATAAGAGAGACAGAATAAGAGGCCCATGGGCTAAGATCAAACTGTCCAAACTCAAACCTGCCTCTGAGAAAATGGAACTTCACGATCTTATGGTACATTTCTTTGAATAGAATTATGGTGGGCAAACTTTTTTAGTATGTCCACCATAATTTATTTTATAACATGCTTTGAAATATCGGATATTTTACTTATATTTGCATAAAATTAATTACTTATGAGTAATAAGAGAATTAGAAAAAGGCCCATCGGACAAGTGAACTTATATGGGTTGGGTGCTGAAATAAAAAAAGGTTGGCAAGGGGCGTCTCTTACTGATAAGATCGGAGGAATTGCAGGAGCTGCCGGTGAACTGACTGAAATGTTAGGAGGAGGAGTACAATCCAAAGCTGGAAATATAATGAAAGGGGTAGGCAATGTAGTATCTGCTATCCCTGGTATAGGAACCATAGCAGGTCCGGCCATTTCTGCTGTAGGAGGCTTGGTAAACTCCATGTTCGGTAGTAAGATGAATGATAAATTCATCGCCGAAACAGAGAGTAATATAAAGGATATGGCAAACACATCCTTCGATGCTAATACAAATGAAGACCTGCTTAGCAGTTGGGATGATTTTGATTTTATGAATCATGTAAGCAGTAGTCAGGTAGGTAAGGATGGATGGTTCTCCAATAAAGCCAAAAAGAAGACCAGATCTCTAAACAAACAGATAGATGAAGCCAATGCCAGAGCTTCAGCAGCTTTTGATAACAGAGTGAATGGGTTGGACACTCAGAATGACTTGGCAATAGCTGCTAACTTTGCCTCTCTGGGAGGTTCTCTATTTGGAAATGGAGGAGGCATACATATCAAGAAAGAGAATAGAGGAAAATTCACAGATTATTGTGGAGGTAAAGTAACTTCATCTTGTATTCAAAGAGGCCTTCACTCCTCCAATCCTACTACAAGGAAGAGAGCTAATTTTGCAAGAAATGCAAGGAGTTGGCAGCATGCCTTTGGAGGAGAACTCGGAACTAATGGCACAGATTGGACAAATGGGATCACCATCTTCGGAACAGGGGGTAGTCATGAAGAAAATCCCAATCAGGGTATTCCCCAAGGTGTAGATCCAAATGGGATACCTAATCTGGTAGAAGAAGGGGAGGTAAAATTCGATGATTACATTTTCAGCAATAGAATGAAAGCTGATGAAGATGTTCTGGAAATGGTAGGATTACCTAAAAGAGATAAAGGAAAGAAATATTCAAAACTTGCTGAGAAAGCTGCAAAGGAATCAGAGGAGAGACCCAATGATCCCATCAGCAAACTTGGCTTAGAAGACAGTATGTTGAGACTACAGATTGCACAAGAGGCACAAAGAGCTAAAAGACAGAATAATAAGTTTGCTAAGGGAGGAAAACTATTAGCAGGGGGAGGCTTCAGGTTCAGACAAGACATACCTGGTTCAAACCAGTTTGTAACCAATAATAGAGATGGTAGTGTAGGTGTGACCATAGGCAGTTATCCTATTGGAGCTCCTTCCTTTGGAAATTACAGAGTTATTCCTGTAGAAGCTCCTGTCACAAGAAGAGCTGCAGAAGCTGGAATTGCTGAATCTATTCTTGGTAGTACTCCTTCAAACAGAGATATAGCCAACACTCTTATGGCTACCTATGGTGCAGAGGGTATTGGACAAGGAGGTCTTCCTATAGAAGATATTCCAGAGATAAGGTTAGAAGCTATCCAAAGTACTGCTTCTGATGAAGGAAGTGCCCTGCCTACTTATATGAGATATGCACCAGCTCTTGGTGGAGCTTTAGGCGCTTTGACAGCTACACTTACTCCAGTAGATGCTCCGGATTACAGAAATGCTGATTCAATTATAAGAAGCAGAAGGTCAGTAGGCTATACTCCATTGACTCAGAAGTTGACTTACAGACCTTTCGACAGAGAGTTCTATCAGAATAAACTCAATGCTCAAGCTGGAGCTACGAGAAGAGCATTGGCAAATGCTGCTAATAGTAATAGAGGAACTCTTATAGAGAGTCTTATAGGTGCTGACTATAATGCCCAGAATCAAATGGGTGATTTATTCAGACAGGCTGAAGAGTATAATCAAGCTCAAAGAGAAAGAGTTGCAGGCTTCAATAGACAGACAGATCAGGCCAATGCTCAAATGGGTATTCAGACTGGAATGTTCAATTCTCAGATGAGACAGCAAGCTGCTGCAGAAGCTGCAAGAATGAGAATGATTGAGAATCAAAGATATAGAGCTGATAGGGCTGCTAAGAGAGATGCTATTGCGGCCAACTTCACTAACTTCCTTGAATCACTCGGTGGTATTGGTGAAGAGAATTATTGGAGAAATGCAATAGATAGTCTGCGTAGAGCAGGTGTCTATCAAGCTGGTACAGACCTTCAAGGTAGAGTAAAGAGAAGTGGAGCTAAAGGTGGTAAACTAAAATTAAAACTATAGGATATGCCGAATGGATATATGGTAGTAAACAGCAGATTTAAGCCTTTCTCTTATGAGGAGATGCTTAGACCTATAGCTGCTTATACAGATGAATACAATGCCCAGGAAGCTGCCTATGGTGAATTAGCCAATCAAGCAGCTCAATGGGAAAGACTGAAGAATAGTCAGATTGACCAAGATACTTATCAGCAATACAGAAGCTATGCAGATGAACTGCAGAAAGCAGCTGATGCACTTGCTTCAGAGGGACTTAAGCCAGGAGGCAGAAAGGCTCTTCAAGAGGTGAGGAGAAGATACACTGAGAATATAGTTCCAATAGAACAAGCTTATCAGAGAAGAGCTGAGCTCTCTAAATTACAAAAGGAGATGAGAGCTAAAGACCCTACTACTCTGGTTGAGAGAGGAGCAGAGGAGATAGCTCTCAGTGAGCTTATAGCTAACCCTGAGCTGTCTCCTGCAACTTATTCAGGAGCTTATCTTGAAAATTCTGCAAGACAGGCAGCTTCTGCATTGTCCAAAGAGATGAGAGATGACCCAAGAAAGTGGAGAAGCATTCTGGGTGGTCAATATTATGAGACCAGAATGAGAACCGGATATACTGCAAAGGAAATTCAGGATGCAATCTCTGGTTCTGACACAGCTCCAAGAGAGCTTAGAATGGTGATAGACCAGGTTATGCAACCTATATCAGGTTGGGGTAATGAGGAAGCTATCAATAATGCAAGAAACTATACAGCAAGAGGTCTGTGGAATGCTATCGGAGAAGAGAAATATCAGATGGCTGAGAACTGGATGGGTAAACTGAGAGCTTCTCAGAAAGCTCAGAAAGCTCCAGTAGACAATCTATTCCCGGGAGGTAGCTTCAGAATGGCAAGTCCGAGTGAAACTATAGGTGCTACAAAGGATGTCCAGAATAGAATATCAGATATTCTCAAGAAAGGCAAACTAAGATATAACAATGGATGGGTTCAATCTGTAGGTGGTGCTCCTTACACTAAAGAAAATTCAGCTACTTTATTCGATGCAGAGGGAAGACTTAGAAGCAGAGAGGCTGTAATGAGAGAGGGTTCTACTCCAGAGGAAAAGGCATCTATCTCCAATGCTTATGACAGTCTGATGGAAGACCTTGGATATTTCGGATTTACTGATGGTACAGGTCTTACAGTAGGAGAGATTAATCAAGCTATGCAGAATAGGTCTTATGAAGATTCTCCCACAGCTCTTAATTTCGAAAGAATCCCTATTGACCCACAGGATGCTCAGGCTGTAGTAGGAAGCCTTCTTTCAGAGGCTGTAAGTGCAGATGGTAAGACACTGCAAGGCGTAAAGAAGATAGAATCATGGGACAGAAATGGTGTTCCTAAGTTCAGTTCTTCTCCTGTAAAGAAGGGCGATGTTCTCAATGAGGATAAGAATGGTAAGATTACTGTGAAAGGTTCTCCTGTAATCGGTGCATCTTATAATCCTAATTTACAGGGTCAGGTAATTACCATAGATGGTTCTACATATCTTATAGAGCCGGAAACCTTTAGAGGAAGAGTAGGCTCCAATGATTTGGCAGCTGCTCAGGCTGAGCTTATAGCAGCAGAGGAGGAGTTCAGAAGAGAGAATACAATGCAGGCTTATAGAGCCCTTGAAGTAGCAAGGTCCAACTATAGAAGAATACACACTCTTCCATACACAGTTTCTGCAGCTGGTGTTAACATCAAGCCTATAAGAGACAATTTATTCACTAAGTAATATGGCAGTAGAAGATATAACAGCTACAGGTGGTCATGATTTAAAGGGTATAAGAAACCCTGACCTATATCAGCCATCACCTACAGAGATAAAAGTAAGGCAAAGAGCCCAAGACCTAAGTATGGGTAGAGTGGGCTATGAAGATACAGGGGCTCCGGGTTGGAGCACCCCTGTACCTATGCCTGAATTGGGAGATTTTGGAGCTTCAAGATATGACTCTGACCTTTTAGTCAATCCACAAGACCAGTGGGATGTAGCTAATCTTAGAGCAGCTAATCAGCCAGCTTTGGCTAAATGGGCAGCTGCTGTACCACAGGCTGTAACTACAGCTGGTACTACCTTTATGCAAGGTACTCTTGGCCTTCTTTATGGTGCTGGAGCAGCTATAGGTCAGGGAGAATTCAATAAGCTGTGGAACAATGATTTCACAGCAGCCATGGATTCTGTCAATAAGGCAGTTCAGGAGATAGCACCTATCTATCAATCTCAAGATGAGCAAGAGAATCCTCTAAGAAATCTGTTTCATGCAGGTCCTTTAGCACAGAACCTTGGTCAGCTTGTAGGTTTTATTGCAGGTGCTGCCTATTCAGGTGCTGCCTATATGAAAGCATTCGAATTTCTTGGAAGAGGAATAGATGCTCTCAGAGTAGGCAAAGGAGCTTTCAAGGCTGTAAGCAGTCTTGCAACTTCTTCGAAGAATAATATGGCTACCCAGGCAGCTGCTTCTATCTTAGGGGCTAATGGTGAGGCCACTATCGAGGCTTATGGTAATATTCAGGACTGGGCTAATCTTAAGAAAATGCAGTTAGAGGATGTATATAGAGCTAATCGAGATGATATTCTTGCAGAAGCAAGTACTCAGGCTGCAAAGGAAATTAATCCATATGATTATGAAACCAGTACAGATTACTTTACAGCTCTTGAATTGAGAGCTTCCCAGATAGCTGATGAAAGCTATAAGCAAAGACTTGCTGAAATAGAGGATGCTTCAGTCAGAATGGGTAATGTAATCTGGGCAGAGAATATGGCTCTTCTCGGATTCACACACTATAAGACTCTGGGTAGAATCTACTCAGGTGGTTATAGAGCCAACAAGACTCTTTCCAATTTTGTAAGAAAGGCTACCAATGAAGCAGGGGAAACTGTTCTTGAAGCAGCTCCAAGAGGTACCTTCAGAAATATTGCAGAGTCCTTAGGGAAAGCAGCTTATGAAGGTGTTGAGGAGATGTCGCAATCTTCTTTCTCAAAAGGTGCCGGTTATTGGACGGAGAAAGATATTTATGAGCCTTTAAGAGAAAAGAGAAATAGACAAGGTGAAGCTGAGACCTTCAATCTTATAACAGGTCTTGCAGAGGGTCTTAAGGACCAGCTGGGAGATGCCAATAATTGGGTTGAGTTTATTATGGGTATGGGAGCTGCCATGCTGCCTATTCCTATGCCGCATAGAAAGTCCAATGGAAAGATAGGAATCTTCAAAACTCCTGAAATGATTAATACATTCAGAGAGAACAAAGAGATGAATACCTTGGCTGCTGAGACTGTGGATAGAATCAATGCTATGAGAAGCACTCCTCAGTATCAGACTCTTATGGATGCCCTCATAGTAGATGCTGTAAAGGAGAATAAAAAGAAAGGTAGCATGGGAGACCAGTTTGCCTATAAGTCCGAGGATTTCGGACAGTTGGTTAATCTGGTTACTTCTCTTGAGCAGATAGACAGAGTAGACCTATTCACTGATGAGGTAGATAAGGTTCTTGAAATGGAAGAGAATGATGAGAATGGTCAGGCTATTCTCGAAGGTCTTTCAAAGGATGGTGAAATACCTGACTATCTGAGAAACAAGAGTACCATTGAGATAGTAAGGGAATACAAGGATAAGGCAAGACAGGTAAGAGAGGACATTGGCAGAATAGTCACCAACTCTGAAAATATCAGAGCTACTTATGGAGACCAACTGAGCAATGATGCTCTTAATTCTCTTGTAACTCTGAAGAGTCAACTGGATAACTGGAATAGAAGATACAAGGAGGTTGGCAAGCAAATTCCAGAATATCTGAAGACTGCAGAGGCAGACCCTCAAGACCACAACCTGAATGTATTGCTTAACTCAATCAATCAGGCTCAGCCTGCTCTTAACTTCAGAGAAGAGAATCTTGAGGACTTATATAAGAGAGTCAGAAGCTTCGTAAGAGAGAAATCCAAGGGACATTATCTTGAGGATGCAAGTGCAAAGAGAGTTACTGATGACCTTATGGATATGTACAGAATGGGTATGTCCATGAGAAATGGCACAGTAGCTTTCAATGCTATTACCTTCAATCCCGAATCCTTTAATCAGAAGGTTGAAAAAGAGGCCAAGAAAGAAGAGAAAAAGAGAAAGAAAGAGAATGTGGGTGACCTTAAGTCGAGGTTTGAGAATGTCAATACATTGAAGGACCTGAGAAATCTCGAAGCCTCTACTACTCCTGAAGACTATACCTCTCTTATCAAGAGTCTTGAAGATAGCAAAGACCCCAAGTATATAGAGCTCAATAAGAAGAAAGCACTGCTATCCAATGTAGTGAATGCTATAGATGGTCTTGAGATACCGGAAGATATCAAAAGCATCATCAGTGAGGTGGCTGAGAATGTTATAGACAATAACCCTGCTACTCTTCTTGCAACTCCTTCAGGAGCCATAAGAATGAATACAGCTATAAAGAATGAACTTTCGAGAGTTATCTCTCCAGATGAATTCAATCTTACTCCGGAACAGTTGGCACAACTTCCTCAACTTATAGAAGATACTATCACCAATACTCTCACTAAAACTGGTGAGACCAATGCAAAGGTACCTGATGTAGCTCCTGCATCTGAGTCTCCCTTTGAAGGTGACATAATCTTCGATGATGGTTCTGTCTATACAGAAGCAGAGGAATCTGACAGTGCTATGGAAGAGGATATGAAGGAGGCAGAAAATATTGTTTCTCCTGCAAAGGCAGACTCTCCTAACCCAACAGAAGCTCCAGCTACAGAGAGACCAGCCATTAATCCAGATACACCAAGTCCTGATGTAGACACTTCCGTAGAGTCTTATGGTGAGACCTCAGGTACAGTTACAGAGGTCAACTATCATGCTCTTAAATATACAGGAGAGCTTATAACTCCTGCAGATAGAGAGTCTTGGAATGCTTATGCAAGACAGCAAGGCATGATGGAAGTGAATGAGAACTTCACCAGAATATATGATTATCTGACACAAAAGGGAGCTTACAGCTATCTCAATAGAGGAGAGCTGAAAAGCGGTGATACGGTAATTGCATATATAGACCATACCTTCGGAGACACTATCTTCTTTGGAAAACCTCTAAAGGATATAGGTGAGCTTCAGTCCTTAGATGACATTCAGGTGCTTATGGCAGCTCCTGGTTCCTATAAGCTGGATACCAAGGTAATGAAATCCAAAGATGGACAGGTTACTATAGGCACTAAAGCTCATTCTGTGAGTCAGATATTCAATGGTAAGTTCAGATTCGGAGAAGAAAGAGCTCTTGATTCTTCAGTAATCAATGCTCTATTCCCAGAGGGAGTAAGGCCGGATTGGACTATAGGAGTTATATCTAACAATGGTCAGATATATTCCAATAAGCCTCTGTCAGAAGATATGATAGCTCATGATTTACCATTCTCTGCAAATCAGGATGGTAGAGTATATCTGTTTGTAAAGGGTCCTAATGGGCAGTATATGCCTCTTTCACTGAGGGTTCTTCCATTCAATGGAATGTTGACTGGTGAACTTGGTGATAAGATTAGAGATGCTATACAGCTTATGTCACTTGCAGCTGATGAAAGTCCTGGAAATGGCAATCACCCCCAGCTGAACAGTGGCCTCGAAGCTCTTTCCAAGTGGGTATATACGGGTAACCTTGTAGGAGTTATCACTGAATTCAGAGCAGGTCCTGGTATTCTCACAAAGCATCTTGCATTCCTTAAAAAGGACAAGGCTGGTAAAGTAATCCAGAAGGAATATGTACAGCTGGAAAAGCCTACTTTAGGGGATAGGACAAGGACTCAGGAAGAGCTGATGGAAGATATTCTCAATGCCCTTATGAGACTGGGAATGCACTATCAGGTAGATAAGAACAGACTTAAGACTGACAAGTCTTATGTTGATACTCTCATGAAATGGGGGCTTATATCTACCAACGTAATTCCAAGCCCTGTAATGGACACTAACTTCTTCCTTGTGGACAGAGTTTATGAATCCGGTAGAACTGTAGCTACACCAGCTCCAGAACCTGCTAATCCATCTACTGTCACAGAGGTGCCTGTATCTACTCCCCAGCCTGCAAGACCAGCTCCTAAGGCAGTTCTTGGCTCTAAGCCATTCAGTGTGGAGCTGTTCAGTGATGCTTTAGCTTCTATGCCTGATAATATCAAGGATTTACTTGGTAGCCTTAATGGTAAAAGCATGAAAGTTGAAAGACAGATGCTATTGGCCTTGGCTCTTACAGCTGACCCTTCTAAGTTTGAGCAGTTAGGTGGTATTGAAGCTCTGATTACTTCAATTATAGCAACCAAAAAGGATAAGTTCGATAAGCTGTATGAAGACCTTACCAAGAAATTGGGCCTTAATAAGAAGGCTATTCTTCCTGCAAAGATTCCTATCTATAGCAGAATAAGAGAGGCTCTTATGGGAGACCCACTACTTGATTCTCTTTATCAGGCTGACAAAGCAGCTACAAATAGAAATAAGGATAAGAGTACAGCAGGTGTAAATAAATTCCAAAAAGATTTGCAAAATACAAATAATTTACTTATCTTTGCAGAGCTCACTGAAACTCAAAGGGAGAATATGGCTCAGGTGGGAATTACTGAAGAGGAATTCAACAACTGGAGTAAAGAGGAGCAACAGAAAGCAATAGAATGTTATTCATAAGAATATGGCAAAGAAATGTGTAAATCTTAATGCACCGGAGATTAGGGAGTTACATCAGCAACTAAATGCTGATGTAACTTCTTCGTCTATATCACCACAGCTGATAGGTGTGAATGTATCACTGTGGCAGGAGCAGAATAATACAGATGACTTTCCCACACTACCTGAACTTAAGGAGTTCATGAAGGTAAAGGAATCTGAGAAGATTCAAAGAGCTGTGGTAACTACAGCCTTTTCTCCAATAGAGAGAAAACAGAGAGTAAGGTATCTTGCCAATAGATTCTCCGAGGTAGTCACTGCTCTATGGAATAGAGACAGAGAGGCTATAAGAGAAGAGCTAAAGAGACCCGGAGATGCTTACAGAAGAGAGCAATTACTTCATAGTCTGAATGTTATGGACAGGGCTCAGTTTATTACCCAGCAATATGGGGTAAAGCAAATCTGGGACCTTGTAAAATATAACTTCCTTGACCAGGCTATTCTTGACCCTGAGGTGGATGCTGCTACTAAGGAGAAGAAAGCCAGAATGTTAGAGCACTTTACAGAACTTGTAAAGGAAACTGCTCCTATTCTTAAGGCTACGGAAGGTATCAATATGTATGTAGACTCCGGAGTAGTCAAAGTATCTGACTCTTATCAGGAGAACATGGATGAAATAGACCAAAAGAATGACCAATTAGAGCAAGAGGAACACTCTTCAAAAGAAGATTGGGATTTCAGAAGTGAGAAAACCTCAGGTCTTGACACCCTTTCACTTAAGGTAAGGTCACTTCTTTCTGCTATTCCAAGGGTGGATATCAATGGTCAGAAAGAGGTGGATGACTTAGGAACTCCTATCTATCTGGATATGGACATAGCTCATGGAACTCTTACTGAACTGCTTCAAGGAATGCAATCCGTAGAGGATATGATTCCTATTCTTGAGTTTCATGTAAAGGAATTTCCTTGGCTTGCCAATGTAATAGATTCACTGAGAAGAAGTACTGTATTGAGAAATCTGTTCTATGGTGATTTTAACAAGACTTTTATTCAGTATAATTACATCGACCCTCAGTCCAATATATCCAAATCCCTTAATCAGAATATCAAGCTTAAGCCTATCATAGATAAGTACAATGAGAACATTAATACCGGAGTATTGCTATCTAAGGATAGTATTTATACGAAGGATAATGCAATTAATGCTTCCAATGTAACCTCTCTGAAAGAAAAGGCTATAGCTGCTCAGACTGAATATAAGAAAGCCAACTCAAGAGCTCAAGGTCTTACACCTTCTCTAAAGAAAACTATAGGCAATCTTCTTCATTCTATAGGTGTCAGCTACTCTCCTGATGCTCTGGAAAGAATACTCACTTCACCGAGAATCAGTAATACCAAGTCTGTTGCAGACCCTGTGAATATCATTTTCAACAATGCTATTCAGATTCTCTCAGGCCTTGACTCAAATCCTGTGAAGTTCAGTACGGAACTTATATCTACCTATAAGGGTAAATATAATGCGATAGCCCGTCTATTCTTCTTGGAGCAGGGAGCAAGAGAAGCCAGCTTCAGACAAGGTGGTGATTCTTATTATTCCTACATGCTTCCTAACTATCTTTCCAAGCTGGTAAGTGGAATAAAGGGAACCAATTTCATGAACATTCTTCAAGAAAAGTTCAAAAGATTCTCTTTCTTCTATGACAAGACTGCTGGAAGATGGATGAATGGACTGCTTGAAAGATTGGAGTCGGATTCTGAGGCAAGAGAGAGATTCGGAGCTCACACATTGCTTTCCAATAAGGATGGTAAGTCCTATATGGAATGGGGATTCCTTGATACCATCATAGTCAGAATGACTGAATTCGGTGCTTTTACCAATGAGAAAAGCAATTATGCAGGGTTCATGGTTCCTGTGATGTCCGATGCTCCCAAGTGTTACTTTATGACACTTCCCAAGATTGAAGAAACTACTGCTGCTTCTGTAAGGGAGCAGGCTCTTGATTCCCTTACTGATGTGGTAATGCAGGAGTATGTGAGAATCAATCTTGTAAGACAGAGAGAGCAAAGAATGGCTGCAGGAGAAAATATAACTCCTATAACTAACTTTGACTCAAGGGCCTCCAAGGATAAGACAGGTGGAGCTCAATTCAAGATAATCCCAGCTCTGAATAGTTACAGAGTACCTCTTTCATCTACAGAGTCAGTTCCATTCCTTGACAGAATGGATGACCTTATGAGACGTAAGTCTCTTGGTGAAGATGTAAGTCAGATGATTCTCGATGAAACCAGGGATGCTCTGTCAGCTATCCTTAACAATGATTTCAAGGCATTCCTCACCAAGCTGAAAAATGAAGGTGCTTTTACTGCTGATGATGAGGGAAGACTTCCTTTCCCAGGAGTTAAGTTCGATATGACTGGTATTCCAGCTCTTAAGAAAGCTCTGGAAGGTGTGAGAAATGACCTTGTAAGAAATAGGCCTGAGATGTGGAATGACAGCTTCGAGGCTTTCTATAGAAACCTTGAGAATCTGTCATTCGACAGAATAGCTGAAGGAGTGGCTACTATAAAGAATCATCTAAATGCCAACAAGCTTCCGATGGTTGCCAAGAGGATAGTCTACAATAATGTACTTATCAATAAGATTGAGGACTTCTTCTATAATGATTTGGTAGCCTCAGGTCATATCTATGAGCTGCTTACTACAGACCTTGCCTTCTATCCTAACCTTACTGACCTTTCGAAGAGATTCAAACAGGTTCAGGGTTCTACACAGAAGCTGGCATGGGAACCTGGGACAAAGCAGAGAGTGGTAATTATGAAAGACTCTGATGTACCAGCAGGTGGTCTTGAACAAATCAAGGGTATCTATGATGCGGCTGTCAGAAGAGGAGAACTTACTGCTCAAAGAAGAGACCAGTTGCTTGGAAAGCTCTCAGAGATTACAGAAACTGATGGTCAGGCTATTACTACTCTTCCTTACTATAAGAAGCTTATGCAGGCAGGAGGTAACTGGAATGCAGAGCTTGAGAGAGTATATCAAAAGATGATGTCTCCGAGAGAGCAGAGATGGACTATGGATGACTATAGTGTTCTATTCCAGATTATCAAGCCTTTCGTATATACTCAAAGGGGGTTCCAGGATGCTCAGAGTGATGAGGTAATGCCAGTTCCTTTCCAGAATAAGAACTCTATCTTCGTACTTACCCCTCAACATGCGAAGGGTAAGCCTGAACTTGAAGCTATGCTTCAGTATATGCAGGAGCACAATGTAGATGTAGTTCAGTTTGAATCAGCTGTAAAGGTAGGTAACCAAGGTAATCTTGAGCTAAAGGGAAATACTAAAGAAGAGATACTTGCCAACTTGAACAACCAAACCAATGGAAGGGATAGTCAGGTTATCTTTGAGATTGACCCTAATGACTTCGGAGTTCAGGTTAGTACAGTTCCTCACTTTGTAGACTCAGAGGCTCTCGTAGGCTCTCAGCTTAGAAAGATTGAGATGAAGGATATTCCTGATGATGCCACTTTCCCTGTAAAAGGTGAGGTTCTTTCCAAGCAGGAGCTAAGCAAGGCTATCAATGATATTCAGCTGGCTAATCAGGAGGAGGGTCTTGAAGGTGTAAGAGAGGTGTTCAGCTCAGATAAAAGACTGAGTGATGAAGTGACCTCAGAGCTTATGAAAGATGGTAGATTCGGTCCTGATGCAATCAGAGCTGTATCATTGGCTTCTGATGGTAAACCGGTTCTTCCATTCTTTGCTCCTTCGAGAGCTGCCAAGATAGTTGCAAAACTTATCTCTATCATAAAGACCAGAGTATCCAAGCAGAAGATGGCCGGAGGTGCATATATTCAGGCTACTTCTCTGGGTATCAAGAGTATACAAGGTAAGGAATCTTACAATGGAGAGACTCTGGAAGTTAAGTTCTCACCTGATGGAAAGAAATTAGAGTATATAGAGTGTCTTGTTCCAGCATGGAGTAAGGAACTCTTTGGTCCTCTGATGGACCCAAAGACTGGCCTTCTTGATATCAATAAGAAGGACTCAGCAGGCAATCTGATACTGCCAGAAGAGGCAAGAAGAATGATAGCCTATAGAATTCCTACAGAGAATGGATATTCCATCCTTCCTTTAAGAATCAAAGGCTTCCTTCCACAACAGGGTGGTGGTGCTATTATCACTAATCCTCTGGTCTTCACTCTTACAGGTTCTGACCTTGACGTAGATAAACTCTATTTCTTAAGACCTTCTGTTCAGAAAAAGCAGAGAGTATCTTCTGAAATGGTTGCAGCTCTTATAGATGAGTTCAGTCCCTACGATGAGGTTACTACAGATACTTTCAGAAAGGTAAGGGCTTTCGCAGAAAGAGCCCTTGAGGATAAGCCAGTAGAGCTGAATGATATAGAATCCAAGATGTATGACTACATTCAGAATCACATGGACTTGCTGGAAGTGGGATTCGATGTAATACCTTATGGTAATATCAAGGATGCAGCCAAGGTTAAAGATAAAAGAGCAAGAGACAATGCACTTTTCGATGCTTATTGGTCTATAATGACCAGTGAATCTTATGCTCAGATTGCTACAAGACCTGGTAACTTCGACTCATTGAAGCATGCAGCTCGTATAGCTACTATTCTTAATAATCCCGATGCAAAGGTTCCAGGTTCAATAGATGCTCTTACAAAGATGTCTATTAAAGAACTTGAAGCTCTGATTGACAATACTCTTGCCAATCCTCTTTCACCGGCTCATATAGTGGATGTTCAGGTAAGAAACACTGTAGGTAAGAACCTGATTGCAATCATTGCAAACCATAATGCTCACTATGCAGCTACTCAGGGAATGAATCTGAAGGTAGGCTCTAAGTATCAGTTCAGTATAGATGACTCTATTCTCGATGATGTAAGTAAGTCATCTGTAGGAACCATGAAACTGTCACTGGCTCTTTGTGAGTATCTTGCAGCTATTGTGGATAATGCTAAGGACCCTGTTCTTGGTGATATGGGAATTACCCCTGTAACTATCAATGCTGCTATGGCTATGGTTAGGTCTGGCTTCAGTCCAGTGCAGATAGCTCTGTTCCTGAATCAACCTTCTATCAAGAGAGCTCTTGCTGCCTATAACAAAGACACCTCTTCTTATAAGGACATCACTGATTTCGTAGATAAGCAGATAGGTGAATATACCAATGCAAGAAATGCCTTTGCATTTGCAGCTGGTGAGAAGTGGTATCCTAATTATGAGTTCAAGTCTTCTACTCTGTTCCAGAATATAAAGACAAGTAGAGAGAGTCAGGGAATGGATGCTGAGCTTATGAAAGCCAAGAAAGGAGATGCAAGCTATGCACAGTATCTGGAATCACAGCTATCAGCCCTTTTTGCATTCAAGAAATCATTGGCAGTGGGTGATTATCTGAATAAGATGATTACCAACTCTAAGTTCGACACTACCAATGGTTCTCCTTCTAAGTCTTTCTCTCATGTGATTAAGAACATGTTGAAGCTGAAGAACTTCTATAATGCTCATACTCATGCAGAGAACCCCATTATCTCCGGTGAGCTTCTGGTGAAGCCTACTGTAGGTAAGGGAGAGGCTACTAAGAAGGCTATCAGAGAAGCACATCTTCCTTTCATTCAAGGGTTCTATTCCAATACTTATGGTGTAATGCCTGAGATATATGGTAAATATTTCCCATTCCTGAAAGACTATATGCTGAATGCTCTGGATGACCTTTCAAGAAATAGCAAGAGAGGAGAACTGAGTGAAAAGGAGATAGATGAATATCTTGAAGATTATCTAACCTACAAGGTATCCAGACTTCCTTCACTTGGAACTGAGGTATTGCCTGATGGAACTGTAATGACAGCTGAAGAAAAAAGAAGATACTTTATCAACTCATTCCCTAAGAGATTTGTTGATTTAAGAGCTTCTATTCCTGAGTTGGCTCAGAATGATTTCATGCAAAGAATCAAGGCTTACAGAGCCAAGAGTAAAGATGCTTCTGGCAAACCTTTCCTTTCTCCTACACTTCTCTTCGAGAATAGTGGCGGATTGAATGCTCTTGACAGGGAAAGATATACCAATGCCTGGAGAGACATGCTCTATAGTGACAATGCTGATGTAAGACAACTTGCAGTGGATATGTTCAAGTATGCCTACTATAAGAATGGTCTTGGCTTCGGCCCTACTTCATGGATGCACCTTGTGCCTATTGAAGTGGAATTCAGTATTGACGGATATAGAGATGAACTAATAAGAATTCAGGAAGAGGATGGTGAGGATATGGAAGGTTTTACAGAGCAATTCATACTGAACCATACTGACAACAGGAATATTATCTCCTATGCTCCTGAGCAATCTGCAAAGGATATTCTCGGAAGTATTGAGAATGGTACTTTCACAATAGATATTCAGGATGCCGTCAGAGACCCAGAAGGAAATCAGAAATGGCTTGTATCTGATGTAATAGGAGATGTGATTATCTTCAAGAAGATAGTGGGTGTAATGTCGGGAAGCACCCCTAAGATATTCCGTCTAATCAGTGAAACTGAGGACACAGTTTCTTATGCAGAGGTATCTAAACTCGGTGTGAGAAATGCTTATAAGGAATACTCTTATGGTGCAGATATAACTAACATGAAGTCTCAGGTCGGAGAATACACAGAAGGTGACAATGTACTCAACACTGGTATAATGCCAGGTCCTGCTGAATCACAGGAGGAAAGGTTCGATATAGCCGGAGCTGTAGCTGAAGCTAATATAATGAATCAGACAGAGGCAATAGCACCTGATATGCCAATGCCAGACCTTGCAGACTTAAGCAAAGCACCTCAGAATCTTGAGGATTATGCACAGGAAGATGATTGTCCATTTTAATAATTAATATATGGCTTGTATAAAGGAAATAACAAAGGATAGTGGGCTCTATAAGAGCCTGCTATCTTTCCTTCCGGAAGATACTGTGGAATCCCTGATTAGGTCAGTGAACTCCACTGCTTTTGAAGAAAGATTCGGAAAGTTCATAGAGACAAGAAAGGGAGAACCCACTGTAACCTCTATACTAAATATTTCAAAGGAGGCTCGTGAAAAGGCTGATTTGAATAAGCTTGTTCCTATACTTGAAAGAGAGTGGGGACTCGTGGATGACTCAGGTAAAGTATCATTTCAAAGTACTGACAAGCTCAATACGATGAAGAATCTTATAGATTCTGCACCCATTGGCAGATTAGTTTCTTTGGAAGTATCTGAGACCAATCCTGATGATACTGGAGTAGTATTCAACCAAGGCTCCTTTGTGCAGAGAGAAGGCACCTCTACCGAAGCACCTACACTGCTCAGTTCTTTAAGAGCTTTGTTAGAGGGAGCTGGTATCCCTAAAATAGCTATTTCCAGCCTCATAAATCGCTTCAATATGGAAGGTAGTACAGATGACCCACTTGCTATAGCAGAGGGCTTAAAACTCTTCCTACAGGGCAAAGGAGACATTACTGACAGATATGTGGACTTTGTAATCTTAGCTCTTGAGGGAACCCCTGGTATTACCAGATTGACTGACTATATTACTGAAAAGGGATTGGCCCAGAGAATACTTGGTGAAAGCTTTGCTAACTACCAGCAATTATACAGAAGTGATGAAAGTAAAATAGCCAGAAGGGCTGCTTCTTTCCTATTGAAGAATCTTATGGAAGGAAAAGACTACTCTAACTCTTCTATAGGAGTCTATGAGCTCAATGCACTGAACAGACTTACCTCTCTGACCAAGAATAACTGGGAATCCATGAAGAGAAACATCTCTATGGAGCAGCTTAACACAGCTATTAATACTGCAAGAGGTGTAAGTAATGAGGCTCAGGAGACTATGGATGCTCCTACTGAAACTACTGTCGAGGCTCCCAAAGTAGCCAAAACAAGAATTGAGATTATAGCTGATAGAGAGCTGGCTTCCCTTAAGAAGGCTTATAAAACTGAGGCTATCAGGCTTAGACAATTCGGTCAGAATAATAAAGAGTTCTCTACTGCCCAGAAGAAATTCCTCAATAACTTGGCCAATAGAATGAAGAGAGGTCAGTATAAAGCTGGTATTTATGAGTTCATAAAGAGAGCTGACCAGGACTCTTCTGCTCTTGAAAAGAGAATTGCTACACTTGAATCGAAGGAATTGAAAGAAAGAATGACTCAGTTGAGAAATATTGACTCATATCTTTCATCCTATGTTCCTACTATCAATGATATCATTAACTCTACAGATGCTAACTCTTCAGAGTTTCAGGAGGTATATTCACCTCAGGTAATGGCTCTTCTGAAGGAGACCAGAGCAAGACTTGAAGGAGTTACAAGAAAGTATAATGCACTGAGTGTCAATACTTTCCTTGAGTTCTTAAAAGCTGAATTCGGTCAAGATTTCATTGAGATTAAGACTGGTGCAAGGAAAGGAAAGTATTACTTTTCAGACCTTATAGACAATATGGGTCCTGATGTAGGATGGGCTGACTTATGGCTGAATGCCATGGCCTCTTCTCCTGACCTTATTGGAAAGGTGCTTGACCAGGCATTCCAAAGAACTGAATATGAGGTGTATGATGAGGTAGTTAATACACTGAGGTCTGACCTACAGTCTAAAGCAGAAGCTCTGTTTGAATCCCAAGGCAATAGAGATACATCGTGGATGTATGAAAAGGATGAGAATGGAGTTCCCACCGGGTATTATATAAGGAATATAGACTATGCCAAATTCGACAGAGAGGCTTACAGAAAGGTTGAAGAATTTGAGAAGAAATACCAAGACCCTGCTGATGTAAAGAAGGCTCTGGCGGCATGGAGAAAGGAGAATACAGACATAATTAATGGTGTAGAAACTCCTAAAGCCTCACTTTATTCCAATACTACTTACAATAAGCTGACCAAAGAGCAGAGAGCTTTCTATGATGCTTTTATGGAATTGAAAGGTAAGATGGATGAGATGGTGGGAGTAAATGACAGACATAAGGCTATTCAAGTAAGAAAGGATTTCATTGAAAGACTTACTACTGGTAAGCTTAAAGATGCTCCCAAAGAGATTAAGCAGTCTGCAAAGGATGCTCTTTTCAGAAGAGTGGATGATGTGGGGTATGCTTATAAGGATGTACCTGTAGATTTCGAGAATAATCCTATCTATTCACTGCCTATATACTATGTAAAGAGTCTTGAGAATGCCTCTGATTTATCTACAGATGCCTATGCCTCCATGTTTGCATATGCTTCGATGGCTGTAAGATATAAGAGAATGTCAGACTTGGTGGATACTCTGGAGGTAGGTAGGTCTGTTCTTTCAAGAAGAACTGCCTATGAAACCTCAGGTGGTAAGATTCTGAGGTCGAGACTTCAAGGTCTGAAAGATGAGAGTTTCTTCGACCCTGTACTTAAAACTGGTGAAGGTCAGAATGCCTATAGAAGATTCGAGGCTTGGATGAGAGACCAGGTATATCAGAGAGGTGCTGTAGATGCCGGTACTACTATGGGAGTAGACAACCAAAAGGCTACCAATACCCTTCTTAGCTTGGCTACTATAAAGAGCCTTGGTCTGAATATTATGGTAGGTATGGCCTCTATCACTTCAGGTCTTGCATTCACAAGAACTGAGTCTATAGCAGGTGAATTCTTCAATATGAAAGACATGGCCAAAGCAGATGCTACCTATTTCAAGGAGCTTATGCCTCACCTTGCAGAGCTTACATCAGCCTTTAAGTCAAATAAGCTATCCCTGTTCCTTGAGAAATTCGATATATCCCAGGAAGGGCTGAGAGGTCTCAGAGGTAAAGAGATTGAGAGGTCTTCGATAGCAAGACTATTCGGAATGAAGACTCTCATGTTTTTCTTAGGAGCTGGTGACCACTATCTGAGAGCCAGAGTAGCTATAGCAATGGCTAATAATACCAAGCTGAAAGATGCTAAAGGTAATGATATTTCTCTGTGGGATGCTCTTGAAACAAAGCCTATTGACCCCAATAAGCCTAATGCTGGTGCTCAACTGGTACTGAAAGAAGGAGTTACAAAAGCTGATGGTTCAGAGTTCACTACAAAGGATTATTTCAGCCTGAGCAGAAGATATGGTAGACTGATTCAAAGAGTAGTAGGTAATGCCAATGAAGGGGACAGGGCTATGGCTAAGCAGTATATACTGGGTAAGCTGGGTATGCAGTTTAGAAACTTCATGGTTCCCAACTGGAATGCAAGATTCCAAAAATCTACTTATGATGTAGGTCTTGGTGCTGAAACTGAAGGATATTACAGAACTGCTGGCAGAATAGTGCTGAATGCTCTGAAAGAGCTGAGAGAGGGTAGAGCTCTGTCCAATATGAATCTCACAGATTTGGAAAGAGCCAATCTGAAAAGAGCTGCTGCTGACTTTGGACAATTTGCATTAGTGGTACTTGCATTCAATCTGTTAGCTCATGGATGGAAAGATGATGAAAATCCTTGGCATAAGAGAATGATTCTATATCAGCTCAGAAGAATGCAGACTGAGTTAGGTGCTATGCTTACACCTAAGGAGGCCCTTAATATTCTGAGGTCTCCCATTGCAGCTACTTCTATCATAGAAAGTAGCTACAATGTGGCTACCTCAATACTATGGCCACCTGATTGGTTCAATGAAGTAGAGTCAGGAAGATTCGAAGGTAAGACCAAGTTGGGAAGAAGTATTGCAATGAGCCCTATATCGCCATTTCAGACATTCTACAATACAATGAATCCTGAGATGCTGATGAGGTCTCTGGAGAATTAGGTGTAGATTGTTAAAAAAAACTTGGGTAGTAATAACCCAAGCCTGTAGAAAGAAAGAGAGACAGTGCAAACTGTCTCTCTTTTTTTGTAGATTATTCAACGACTACATACTTCACTCCCTTGTAAATCAACCACTTGATAGTGTTGATATTCACAGGACGAAGAGAATCAATGCCCATGTCCATGCACTGATACTTACCATCTCTGGAAGTGAATTGAACTTTGTAACCTCTGAGGATTCTGTCCTCTCCTTCATTCACAGGAAGAATAGGATTCTTGACCAAATCCTCAAAGTGCTTGGCAGCTACCTGAGAGATACTCTTCTTAGAAGCCTTAGCCTTCTCAACAGCTTCTACAAAAGCTGTAATTCGGTCATTAATCTCCTTATTAAGAGCCTGTTTGGTTTTGGGAGTGTCCTGCTTTTTGAAACATACAGTGAACACCTCAGGACCTGAGATAGCCTCGAAGATAGTACGAATGCCAGGAGTACCATCTCTTTTGTCCTCTTTGGTTACCTTCTTCTCCTCAAGAGTCTCATCAGCAGATACCATAAGTTCCCTGATATAAGACATACTGACAGTTACATTAGTATTACTCTCAGTATGACGCAGTTCTGCAGTTCCATCATTACGCAATTTCAGGACTCTGTAATGAGACTGCTCAGAGAGAAAGTCCCCTTCTTTAATGTTTTTAATCATATCATCATTTCTTTTAAAGGAATAGCCAGTTCTCTCATCTGGGGATGAGCATTCTGTGCAGTTCTTAATTCAAAGAAGTGCTCCCAGTCTGATATAAAACCAGTCATACACACTTCAGTTTTAAGGGAGTTTGGAAGTACAGATCTTGCTTGCTGTGGTGTCCAACCTCCTCGTAACAATTCAAGGTAAGTGTGTTCTGAGTCCTCCAGAGAGTTAAGGTAACAACTGTTAATATTCCAGGGAGGCTCAATGAAAGTAAGTTCATTACCAAATTTATCCTTAGAATAGTTACAATAACGGGTGCTTTCCTGAGCAAAGGAGAACACCCTATGCCTTACAAGTTCATGAGAAATACCACGATCTGTAATCCAATGAACAGTAATCCTTCTCTCATGATGCTCAGTGGGTGCACAAGAATATTTTAGATATTTAAGCAGTCCTAAGTTTAGAAGAACCCGATAGTTAGTAGTGATATAGGAGGTATCCTCTTCATGTATATATATTCTGCGGGAATAATTATTCCCAAAATCAATACTATGAAGATGCTTCCATTCCTCTAAACTCATGCCTCCTCTCTTTTCAGGATCATGGCTGAGAGTAAAGTAGATTGTACCATGCTCAAGCATTGCAGTGTGTCCCTTATCCTTGAGCATTTCTACCATCTTCTCAGCGGTACCTTCTCCTATTTTATCTTCTGATTTGTAACAGACCCTGGCACATCTTTCAATATGCTTGAGCATACCCTCCATGCCAGGAGCCTGTTCCCAAATCTCAGTGTAGGGCTTTATTAGTTTCATACTTTCGAAAATCTACAGTTTTAATCTTGGTAATAAGCCTTTCCCCATTTCTCCTCAGCAGGCCATGGGGAGCTTTTAAGACCAACCCCTCAGCATCATAGTCTTTATTTTGGGCAATGATAGACTTAAATCCCTTCCTCACATAATCTATAGCTTCTGGAATAGTTACATGGCCAATAAGAGGTACAATATCTATACCAAGAGCTTTAGCCACCTGCTCACAAGATTCTCGGGTAAGCCACCATTTACCGATTTTGACATCGAAAAGAATAAAGGATACATCATCTTTTATGTAGTTGCCTCCATTTTGGATTTTGCTACCATACCCCTCACCAAATATGGTGACATGCGTCCCCTCTGAAGTAACTACGGGGAATTCTTTCAAAAGCTTCTCCTTGGGAAAGAGCTGTTGCAATTTAAGGAGTAGATGATTAGGTATTTGTGCCTTATCTGTTCTTCCCTTAAAGTACATATATGTATCAGACAAATCCCCAAAAGAATCCAGAACAGGTACCAGCTCTATTCTGATATTTGTCCCATCTACCTTCTCAGTGGCTTCCCACCTCACATTCTTCAGGGTCTCGAACTCAGGTAGAGTATATCTATCGGGAATAATAATATTTCTACTATCTCTTAAGAAAAGAGTTTGTATTTTAGGATATTCCATGACTTCTGCCATTTATTTCTTCCAGAGTTTTGTATCTCGTCAACATCACTTTGACAGGATACACTATAGATAAACTGTTCATATCGAACTCTGCATCTTTGCATACTCTCTGGCAAATAGGACCATCTGCCTTTACATAAGGTACAAGAGCCCGAATGTACTGATAGCCTACTTTGTAGACATCCATATACCACTCTATACCATCTTTCTCTTCGACGAATTGTGCGTCATAGATAGGATAGTCTTCGAGGAAGTCGAGAATAGTTCTACTATTGGCTATAGCCTCAGGAGATACCTCCTCTATTGCTTTAAGAGCCTTTTGGCTCTCAGGTCTTAATTCTTTCATTATTCTGCTACTGCAAAATCATCTTCCTCCCAGCCTCCGTAGGCAGTTGTATATCCCTTATTCCTTGCATCAATACCATCCATTACCTCTTTAGGAAGTACAATGGATCGTCTTACAAGTTCAGTAAGTTCCTCAGGTGTACAACCCTCTGGCACTTCTACCACGAAATCCTTACTATAGGTCACACTGACTGTCACCTTTTTAATTTCAGTTTTTTCGTTCCAAGGAGCTGCAGGATCATATTGAGCTCCGGGAGGATAATTACCATTACTACTCATGTTTACCTTCCAATAAATCTACAATAAGAGTTCTGAGAGCAGGAAGACTCAAAGCTCCAGTAGTCTTAGATACAATCTCTTCATTCTTATAGAGGACTATCGTAGGAATAGCTACTATCTTAAGATCAGATAGAATACACTCATTCTCAGGAAGAGAAATATCCACACTTTCGAATTCAATATCAGGGAATTCTTTGGACAGAGGTTTCAGAATGTCCTCCATCATCACACAGGGCCCGCACCAAGGAGCCCCATATTTTACTACTCTTTTCATAATATTCCTTCCTTGCGCATTACATCCCGTACTTGAACAACAAGTTCCTCAATGGTACCATTGTTATCCAGCTCATATTGAAACCAGGGATAATCATCTAAGTCCAGTTCTGACTGATGGTTCTCCTTAATATCAGTATTCTTGTGAACTCTTATCAATGTGCCTGATCTACCATTGACTGAATCAGCTTCATCTTTGAATCTTACGTCTGTTATTAACCAATCTTCAGGCTTGCCATCCATGACTGCTTTGTCATATTGATTCATCAGAAGGTCGATCCATATCCTTTCATGGACTGTCTTTCGAAATACTTCAGTTCCGAGCTTCTGCATAAGCTCTCTGTAAGTGCTGATCTCAAGAACACTCTTTGTCCAAGTATAAGGGACATCTGAGTTTTTGAACTCTTCTTTTTCAAGCTGTTCCATAGTACATCCGGTAAGGGTGCATACTACCTGCTTCAGCTTGTATGCAAATGATTTCTGTTTCCAGGTAAAGTAATGACTGTAAGGGGCCCATTCTTCTTCCCCCTTTATACAAGCTGTCACATACTCTACATCAGTTGCATATTTTGTTCCGACAATCTCCTTGTATCGAGGACTTGCCTCAAATACAAGGAGTTGCCAGATCAAAGCTACAGTATTTTTGCCACTCTGTTTGTGGCCAGAAATTCCGATAATCATTAGTGAATCCAATGATCTCCAATAGATACATCTGCTCCGAGAGGGATGATCTCACAGAATATGGAGCCCGCTCTAACCATGCAATCTACAAGCTTTTCAGAAACCTCTTTAGTCATTTCTTGCGGACATTCAAGATTTATCTCATCATGGACTGGTATAGTATACAGGACCTTGAATAACAGGTCATTCTGTTCTAACCAGTTGAATAGCTTAATAGAGGCAAATTTGAAGCAGAGTGCCCCGGTGCCTTGAATAGGATAGTTTATACTCTGTTTCTCAGAAGCAGATTTTCTTTTGAAGTAATACTTCACCGGGAATACATAGACATCCGCAATACCCACATTCCAGATCTTGGTAATAGGATGACCGGATTTGTCTTTTTCAATATACTCATAGTCCCCTGTCATATCTTCGAAATCTTCACCACTGGCAAATCTTTCATATATTTGACGGAGTACAGGGGGAGGAGTATCCCAATTCTGTTTGCCTTTATACTGTCTGTACACAGGCCAAAATTGAGAATCAAACCTCTTCTTGATCCCTATAAGAATCTCATAATCATAGATATGTGCTTTATGACCTGTCTTGGAGTTAAGCAATATGTATCCTTTATCCATCACATCTTTACGACGGAAGTTCTGGTACCTTGCCATTCCTCTGAAACCAGACATATAGTTATCATAGATCTTTTGAGCTTCCTGTAAGGGAATACCCTTGTTTATACTGATAGTATTTGCATCCCCACCGTAATTAATTGCGAACTCCACTCCTTTGGCTTCCTGTCTCCAGTGATGCCCTTTCTTTTTGACATCTTCCAATGGTATATCCTGTAAGTGCTCCGGATAAGCCATTTTTGCTGCCAAAGAGTGAAGGTCTCCTTTTCCTCTCCGGAAAAATTCGATCATTGCTGCATCTTCCGATATATTAGCAATAATCACGGATTCCTGTCCTTGGTAATCAGCAGAAACCCAATCGCATCCCATTGATGAAATGAAACAAGATCTTGTTTCAGCATCACTTGGGATGTTTTGAAGATTAAGATACTCTTCCTTTGTTTGTTTGTTCTTTCCTCCACAACTCAATCTGCCAGTATCCATTAACTGCTGAAACTGAGTATGAATCCTGCCTGATTTGGGGTTGATCTGATCGAGGAAGTTTTGTCCGTAAGTAGATACGATTTTCTGTGCAGCCTTAAACTCAAGATATATAGGAGCAATAGAAGACTTATCCTTCTGAGGTTCAATAACTTTAGCCTCTACAGATTTCTTCATCTCTCCGGTATCCTTATCTTTGACAAGGAGATTGAATCCCAAATGCTCCAGCACAGGGATAACTTGTGTAGAGGAATTCCAGTTCACCAGACATTTCGCAGTTGCCTGAGTCTGAGAAAACAGATCTCCCTGAACTTGTCTGAGAATCCAAGGATTTTTGTTGGGTACTGCCCAGGCCTCGGATTTATACACACTGGTGTTTATATCCTTAGCTGGTACCCGCCTTGCTCCTTTCCTCTTTTTTATCTTAAGTCTTAAATTGTCTGCTGAATAATTAGTACCTTCTTCCTCTGTCCAAAGAGGGATTTGGACAATATTCACTGTGGAAGCCTTGACCTCGGGATTACTGTCACAATAGTTTATAAGCCATGTGTTGAGAGAGTCCTCTGCATCTTTGAGTCTTTTCTCATCCTTGAGCATTTTGGCTTTCCACTTCTCCACATCGAGCTTTACACCGCAATACTCTATATAGGCCAGTACTCTTACGAATTTGTTCTCAACATCCACTGCAATCAGTAATTCCTGCTCCTTAAGGAGCTTCTCTTGGAATTCCTTGATCTTTTCCAGATATTTGACATCATCACAAGAGTAGATAATAACTTCTTCAGAGAGACCATTATAGTTGATCTTCCCTCGAACAGTTTTATCCAGCTCTATGCCAAGATATTTCATGGCGGCATCCTTCAAACCAAGACCAGGAAGGCCGGGAAGATACCCTAACCAGAGAATTTTCTCTGCAAGGTATCCATCCCAGACATTCCGGATAATGATTCTTTTGTGGTAAAAGAACTTGAGGTCAAATTTTGCATTCCAGAGAAGAAATAGTCTGTCTGATTCAAGGTACTCTTTGAACAGCATAATGTCGATTGTAGTACAATCGACCATCACTTGATGCTCAAAATTACCCAACTGAACAGATATAAGTCTCTTCGTATACACATCGAAACCTTCAGTCTCAGTATCCAATCCTACTACCCTCATAGGTTCGAGGATTTTCAGGGCTTCTTCTACTGAGACAATAGTATACTCTGAGCTTTGTTCGAAGAGATCTTGTCTTAAAGAAACTAAATATCTCACCTCTTAAATGTCACTGTATAACCATAACCGAGTATGTAATCTATGTATTCAACTTCCCCGGCATCCTCAAGAATGATCCCTACTCTCAACTCAGGACCTCCTCTTGGTTCTATGGCTATAATTTTACCCATAGGGTCCTCTTCTCTGACCAGGTTCGGATGTTCGACTTTCAGAAGATAAGTCCTCGATTCGAAGCCCTTGAGAGATTTGAGCCTTTTGAGATAGTTTTTGTACTCCCTTGATTTGAGAGTTATAATTTCTTCCATACTACCATTCTATTGATGTCAAGGTTCATACCATGATTCTTGAGAAAGGGAACTCCCAACACACCATGGATCTCTCTACCGATAGAATCCTTATACCTATTGAACACCCCAGACAGATCTGCTGTTGTATATTTGTCTGTCAGTTTGGAGTTTCTATGGGTAAAGGTAAGCACATAATCTACAGCTTCTCTATCAGTTCCTTCCACACCATAAAATGATCCTCTGGAAACGGCTGTCCTTTCCTCTTCATTGAACTCTCCAAGAATTCGAGAGTCCAGATAACAGGCATTTGCACCTGTATCTACCAGAAAGGTGTATTTTGCCCCATGCTGGGACTTAAGAGTGATCAGCGGAGTACCATACTCCGCCAAAACCTCGTAGTCTACAGGAATATTATCAGCAGGGTTGGTGATAATCAGGGCACCTTTCTTATTAGCGTACCACAAACCTGATACTACGAGTAGAAGAATTACGAGATATACAATCTGTCCTACCATTTGTTTTTTTTCTAACAGGTCACAATAGACCTTCCAGTGGAACCGAATCCACCTCTATCTTCTTCTTGAAGATAATCCACCTCAATGAACTCAAATCCATCGGAAAAGAGCCATTTGAGTTTCTGCCATATAGTGGCTTTCTGAGAAAGCTGAATTCTGAATTGGCAAATTCTGTCCCCCTTATTGATCTTTCCATCAGTGAAGAAGAGTACAGGGCATTTCCACACATCCGATGTCCCTCTATAGGAGTTATCAATGACTCCTATACTATTAGGCATAATAAAACCATAGTTGATCGAGGAACTGCTTCTGGGGGCTACTATGGCCTCATAACCAGGAGGCAAATCCATAGACACTCCGAGAGAGATCAATTTGAAATCCCCCTTCTTAGCCTCAACTGCTGCTGCGGCTCTTAGATCAATCCAATCACCCTTAGGAATGTTGACTAACCTACTCGAAGGGGAATGATACTTAATGAATACTTTCTGCTTCATTTTTGAAATTTATACGTCTCGTCTATTAGTTTTCCATCAGGATGCTCCACTCTGTAGAAAACCTGATTAGTAGTAGGCTTATCGAGCCCTCCTCTATTTTGGCTATAAGGCCCGAGTTTGATAAAATCAAAGTATTTAAGGTTGATCTTATCAGATAATTCCTGCCTACCACTATACCAGGCAACCTTCAGAGGAGCCTCTTCTCTCTTTATCATAGGGCTCATATGCTTGACCCAATAAGCCAGCCTATTAATCCACTCTGGTTCCGAGTCTCCCCCCATGAATGCAACACAGGTCACACCTTTGTTGAGTATAAGGAGAGATTGAAGAGTCATCTCGTGCAAAGGTTTCCCAATGTCCTCTGCCAGGTAAGAGCTGTGACAGCCCTCACAATGGCAGGGACAATTGGAGATGTTTATACAAAGTGTAGTTTCGTCCGGTACTTCTTGAAATGTTACATCAGTATCTACATATTTGAGCATTCGTCTTTACTTCCATTATAATAGAATCTTTTACTTGCTTCCTCCTGCCTTGCCATAGAAAAAGAAGAAACTCTTTTCAGATAACCAATTACCCGAGTAGCATAATCCACATTCTTGCTGCCACAGGAAGGACACTCTTTCAAGTATCTCTTGTCAATGTGGCCACAATCATTGCAGATAGTGTTGGGAATGTTATAAGTGAAGTAATTGGTTCCTTCTCTTGCAGCTACTTTCAGAAGGTTTCTGTACTGCTCTTTACTCAGATGCTCCTCTAAGTTCATGTGCAATGCACTACCCCCATCAAGATAGCCTACATACCTCTTTCCGTGAAGCCTAAACTTCTCAAGAATATTGAGAGAGCTATCTTCAACAGCATAGAAATAGGAGTTATAACAGTCTCTTGGAACTTCATAGCCAGCTTCTTTATCCCACTTGGCATGTTTTACACCCAGGTTCTCCGCAGGTACAAATTCACAATTAAACATCAGCTCTTTGGTACGAGCTTTCTTATTCTCTTCAGAGATAGTACCGAGAATCATCTGAATGAAAGCCTGATAGTCTTCAGTATCCTTGGCTTTAATACCAAGGAACTCAGCTGCTTCTACCACTCCATTGACACCGATAGTGAGATACTGCTTTCTCAGGTCAATGAATCCTGCATTGTAGACAGTCAGCATTCCTGCCTCATAGAACTCTTTAAGAAGCTCATTGTAAGAGGTTTGGAATTTATGCACAAGCTGAACCTTCTCCCTCAGATATTCCTGAATAGAAAGTTTCTTGGCTACAGCATCCTGAACCAGTCTATTAATGTTAAGAGTCATCACTGACTTGGAACCAGTAGCAACACCTCCAGCACCTAAAGAATAGGAGAACTGATTCTCTTGCACTTCATTTCTCAGTCTGCAACAGCTACTAAGGCTATCAGGTGAATCAGACATATAGACAAAGAAAGAGTGTCCTTCAGACTGCATTTCTGCAGTAAAGTCAGCATATTCCTTATCTAATACATCCTCACCATCAGTCAGAAGAGCCATTGTTTCTCAATATATTCACATAGATTCGTTACTTCTATGCAGTTCTCTTATGAACTTCTGCATATTACTATGCAGTTTAGACTATATCACCATCCTAATAGGATGCCCCCCATTTCCACCCACTTGGGTGTACTCCCTTTCGGGATAGTCGTTGAACTTTTATCAAACAAATTCAAAGTAATTTCCATGATAAGGTCTGTTAGCTCTGATAGCCTTCTTCAATCCCTCAATGCAACCTGTGCCTAAAGTTCGAATAACCTCACTCATAGACTCAGATACATATCCAGATAATACCCATCTTACCTGTTTAGGATAAGTTTTTCCTCTCATAGAATTACCTAATACAGTATGAGAATGTCTTTCATTTTCAGATTGACTAACCCATTCCAGATTCTCAGCTCTATTGTCTGCTTTTATACCATTGATATGATTGACAAAGGGTTTATTTTCAGGATTAGGAACAAACTCCTGAGCCACAATTCTGTGACACATGAATCTTCTTCTAACTCCTTCCTTCATCAATACAATTCTTTGATAACCTTCAACAATAGTTTCAGTTAGCAAAGATTTTCCAGGATAATTTCTAAGACCATTGGTCTTGTACTTTACCTGTCTGTCTTTACTTCTGAAGTTTCCAAGATTACTTACTTCGAAGTAACCTTCATAGCCTGTAATTTCTCTCCAAATTTCATTCATTTGATACTTAGCTGCTAATTGTCCATAAATTTAGTGCAAAGATAAGTAAAAATTCTCACATTTCCAAACTTTACACTAACTTTATTAGGAGATTTCAGCAATTAAAGGGGTTTTCATAATAGATTACTCTACTATGCCGCAGATTTATTTACGGGGAATGTCAGCAGGTCTTTGGTTCTCTCCTTATTGAACCACTTCATGAACTTTCTTTGCAACCAGTCCAATGATTCCCACGAAGGTTTGGTACCATCTGGGAACACAAAGTCTCCAAAGATACCTTCGAAGTAGTTCTTATCAAAGTAGGAGATATTCCAGAAGACACTATTACCTGAGATATAAGGAACTCCGTTACTCTCTCTAAAGACTACTACTCCAGCATCCGTAGTAGGACACCATACTTTACCTGTATAAGATACTTTTTCATAGTTAGATACTCTCTTACAGTCTCTGAGATAAGTTGCAACATAAAGAGTTCTTCCTTCAGTTCCATCGAGCTTGGGAGTCTTATGATATTCAATAGAGCTTCCATAACCAGCAAGAAGTACTACCTCTTGAAGAGCTGAGGCAATCTCTTCATTATCACACTGCATAAGAAGCCGCCCATCTCTTAGCTGTTGACCATCTGATTTAGACCAACAGTCAAGGATTATTCTTGCCTGCCTTTGGCTTACCTTTCTAAAGAATCCTGGAAGTTTTTTCTTAGTATTTTCTAACTGTCTACAAATATTGTAAGAATCTGTAGCAGTAAGCCTTATCTCCTGAACTGTTCCCCATCTTGACACTTTAGAGGTAACCACAGTATACCCAATCCCCAAGGAAGAAAGACTCTGGATAACTTCATTAAACCCTGCTCTTGAGGGGGATAAGTAATAAGTAATCTTGTACTTCCCATGACTTTCTACTATACTACCATCAGTTAAAGCATAGGTACAGAGTTTTAAAAGTTCATCCCAAATAGGATAATCCTCTTCTCTCTCAAGGATTCCAGAGATGGGACAAGACAGCTTAGAATGCCCCCATAGCTCCCTGGCCTCTTTTATGGCAAATCTGTTAGTGTTGGGTATCTTATAGACTACCCTATGAGAGGGAGTTACAGTCTGCTGGTAATTTCTTCCAGAAAATCTTAGGAGCTGCCCATCTCTATCACTATTATAGTTATAGACATTCAGCTTATTGATCTTTTGTATCTTATACTTCCCATCCACCCACACATAGCAACTATCCCCCTCTTTAAGCTCTTTGAGATACTTAAATCCTTGGGGAGTCCACAGCTGGGTATCTTCTGTAACACATTGAAAATTTCTTGCAGCTGCAGGCTGATTGAGATAGTAGACTACATTCTGAAAGTAGTCTTCAATTACCTGTTCAATGGTTCTTGCCCCCTCCTGAACAATGTCTTGATAATGTCCTACAGTAGGGTCAAAGACTTCTGCAATCTTGGTATTGGACTGCTCTACTACTCTTTCAAAGTCTTTCCAGTAGTCCTCTCCCCACTCCTTTTTACAGAAGTAGTCGAAGTACATAAGGAACTCAGGAGTAGCTACAGCACCAGCAAACTGAGCTGCAATGGTAAATACCATATTCACAAAGATACCACAGAAGGACCTCAGATGTTTAGGAGGTCTTGATATACCTCCAAGGTCTCTCAGTCCATTCAGAAGCATAGGATACATTGTGATAGCCACACAGTAAGGATAGATAGGAGCTGTTTCATCATGCTTATAGAGCTCATGACTTTCAAGCATTCTGTCATACTCATTGGCTACTACAGGACCCCAAAGCTTCATATTCATATCTCTCATTCTACTCCTGTTGAGCTGAATGAATTTACCCTTCTGAAGCTCTCCTGCCAATGTAGTGACATTCTTCATAGTCACATTGGCATTAGAATCGAATTTACTTCCAGTTGCAGCATTTTGGGACTTCATATAATCCTTGATATACTGCTTCATCCCGACCAATTCTCTTTCATTCTTATGCTCCTCTCTATAGAGAATAAAAGCCTTTGCCACTTCAAAGTGTCCGGCTCTCATAAGGATGAATTCCACTTGGTCCTGGATTTGTTCAATAGGGATATTATCCCTGATAACTACCTGTGATACAAGTTCTCTGATGCCTTGAGCATCAATAGCTTTACCTGTAGCATTAAAGGCAGACAGTATGGCTTTGAATATCTTGGAACTATCATAAGACTGAATAGTCCCATCTCTCTTAATTACATTCATTCCTTCTCAGCCTGGTGATTTTACGGATTCCATTAACCTGATAGGTCTCATATGAATAATCATATTTACCCTCTCTTATATGCCACAACAACTCCTGCAGCAATCTTCTCCAGCCTTTCAGAACCTCCCCTGTCTTACTGTCCAGAAAGTCTCCTTCCCAGAAAGTATCCTCGAACTCCCACACCATAGGAGTTTGATTATACCGGTTTATAACGACAAACCAATAGGGCAGAATAGTGAAATCCTTGAAATACTCATCTTTAGAGATAAGCTCTTGGAGGATCTGTGTATACAGAGTTCCCTGCAGCATATATAACCACTGAATAAAGGAATCCTCGAACTTTTCCTCGTCTTTTCCTGTAGTCTTTAAGTCTACAGGTCTTATGGTTTTATTGGCATGGTCTACTATGCAAAAATCCATCATACACCGGAGAGGATGCTCATCCAGAGTGTCAGTCTTGAATTTTAACTGATAAATCTTCTCTACCTGATCCTCGAAGGGATTAATGTAGAAGATCTTTTTAGTAAATGGATTCGTCATAAGAGCTTCCACACAGGCTTGGGCTCTATGATAATCATCAGTAGACATAATAGTCTTATCTCCTGCCAGGAAGAGTAAACCATAAAACTCTTTACCTTTGGAGATGACATCTCGAAGTCTTGTCTCTTCCCTCCAGTTCGGATAGTACCCTACCTCCTGCATTGCTTCAAGTAAAATAGACTCCTTTGCACTTTCAAGAGATCTGGGAGGATCATCTCTATAGTATACCTTTTTGCAAATAGATTCTATCTTATCTGTAGTAGATGGGAAGTCAGCTATGAAAAATCTCTCTTCAAGGGTTTCAGGTTCTGTCATAAGACAGTCTACCAGAGAACCGAACCTGAGAGCTTCTGCTTCCTTCTTCTCATACAGGTGAGGGATTATTTTCTGAGACTCACGAGCAAATGTACTTAGTGTAGAGTAACTTATAGCAGAGTCAGCTCTGTACTCCTCCTCAGTTACATTCCAAGCAATCTCTTTAATACTCTTCATTGGTGGGGACCTCTTCCTCTTCTGCTTCCCGATCATCCAACCAGTGAGGCTCTATCATGGATTGATAATTACTTACCTCTGCCTCCAGAGTCTGTAATTTATCCACATCGAGTGTCTGATACTTAGGATTAGGAATCTCCTTCTCTGCATTCCTCTTAATTCTTATAAGACAGGAATGCACAAGCTCCCATAAAGATCGAAAGTCTCTGATTTGAAGAAATTTCTCTGCAAGAGTCTTGTCTTTATCCGGCAACTCTGAGATCAAGGACTTTATTTTGTTCAGTGGAGACATATTTCTAATAATTTGAATTGCATGTAATAGTTGAGAAATAGAACCTATTTCAAAGAACATGTATCTCATATGAGGGGACTTCTTTCCCAGATCACTCAGGTGCTTGAGAAACATCTTCTTTTTCATTGGGTATCTATCATTGCTATATCCTTTAGCATCAAAATAGCATATCAGGTTATCGGATATTACCATAAAGTCAGGAGTATAGGTAATAGGAAGCAGAGGCCGTGTTATAGCCTCCACTTCCTTCTTATTCCTTTTGTTGGGCTGATAGGCAAGCACATTACTTCCAATCCTCCCTCCTTCCCAAATAGTAATCCTTTGAGGTTCATAGTACACCTCGAACCCGGCTTCTTTGAGTCTGAGATAACAAGACCTTTCGAGCTTACTTTTGAAATGGATCTCTCCTAAATCAACAGTAGTTGCCCCTCTGATCTTCTTATTTTCCACCCTTGAAGATCTTCTTACTGAGAGGCTTCAGAATCCTGCAGGCAATTCTTGCATCATCCAGAGATCTGAATGCTGCAAAAGTGCGGAAAGTTTTGATCCTTTTCGGATCAAGTCTGACAATCCTACCCTCGACATCAATCCCAAAGAGTTCTTTGGATTCTCTGATATGGTCAGGATATTGTTCATCCAGATATTTGGCGATGAACATCAGGAGAAGATCTGAAACAGAAGCCGGTGCTATGCGCCAAGTAGCCTTCTGGAGCATTGTCAGAAAACCAGACTCCTGACCAAGCTGCTTTTCCAACTTAGATACATAAAACTCCAGATTCATAGGAATATCCTCTTTAGCCAAGAGTTTCCTACCAGACATCCGAGACACTTTCCGAATGGCACCTATCTTAACCAGATTTTCAAGAGTTTTCTCATCCACTTTATTTATCTGGATGGTAATATTTCCCGCAGATGACTTAATATGAAGATCAATAGGTCCTCCCACCTTAACCTCCACATCACTGTCAGCATAATAGTACTTATTCATACCACTTAATTTGTGTGTTGTTTCTTTCTTTGAGAATGACATTTATTTCATCGAACATGGTAGTTTCGAATCTCTTTCCAGTCCTTGCGAAATATGCAGGATGCGGAACTTCAAAGACCGTATTATTACCATTGATGTAAGGCCTGAATGTCTTGGCCTGAGCACCATAGAGTACATAAATAAGCCCAGGACTATACTCTGAGAGATTTTTCAACAGTTTACTGATGAAGGGTCTCCAGAGCATAGTGTGTGAGCCTATATTATTTACTTCTACAGTCAGAGCAGAGTTAATCATCAGGATACCCTGCTTAACCCAGCTCTCCATGCTATTATCGAACCCCTCTGTCCCGAAGGATGATGAAGGGTCCAATACAGCCTCTTTGATTATTTGCAACGAGGGAGATAGTTTATCTTCCGGAGTATCAGAGGAATTGCCGAAAAGGATGCCAGTTGCCACACCTGCCTGAGGGTATGGATCTTGTCCTATCATGACAATCTTAAGATCATCATAAGGGCAAAGATTGAATGCTTTGAATACCTTCCCTTTGTCAGGAGTAATGTGTCTTTCCCTATAGAGGGACTCCAGCATGCTTTTAACTTTGTTCAGTTCCTCTAAATCAATAACCTTGAGCCAATCCCCGAAATATTCACGTGCTGTCACAGAAGATTGTTGGCTATCTGCTCAGCAGAGAGTTCAACAGCCCTTCTGAGGTCTGAAGGAGCAACTGTTTCAGCTCTCAATATGCAATTGGACAGATCAATAATCCGAATCTCATAAGATTGAGAAAGATCAGGAATAATGGACTTTCTCAAATTCTTACAGAGCCTGTCGTCCTGAGAGAAGATACGATAATCTACGAAAATAACATTCCCTATCCTATCCCAATCCTCTCCATTCCACTTATATCTGCAAGTTCCTATGAATAAGGGATTAAAGGATTTATCCAACATAAGTCCAGTCCCGAGATAATAAACCTCTCCCGCATTGGTAGTTACCTTTCCCAAGGTATTACCATTGTAGGTAATTCCCTCTCTAAGAAGAGTGATAATAGTTCTTCTGGGATTAGCATCCTTGGTTTGGTACCCCTTAAGGAGTGTTGTAGGGCCTTGCATCTCGGGAGCCTTATGGAACATAGACTCAGCCAGACTTCCAGCGAAATAAGGGAAAAGAATCTCCCCTGTATTTGGGAAGCAAGTCCAGGCTATCTTTATATCATGATCTCTGGTAGGAATTACATACGCATTACCATATTCAAGATACCTGGAAAATACTTCTCTTAAAGATCTGCTAATCATCTCTCTATTTTGAAGTCCATGTAATCCGCTCTGTAGGTGGTGAGGAAGGGCACCTCTCTGGGGAACACAAGACCACACTCATTGGCGCAGAAATTGGTGAAAATATTCACAATAACTGAACCTATCATGTTGGCCATATAAGAAGTTTGTTTATAGCTACAAAGAGTAGCTTCCGCCTCTTCATCAGGAAAGAGGAAATCCTTCTCATATCTTTGCATAGCTGCCTTGTTATCCCCAGTGATAGCAAAGACCTGAAATTCCTCTGCTGCAAGTCTGCCATCTACGAAGAGGTACTGTTCAGCAGGAACCCTTCCCCTCTCCAGCTCCTCCTTCCATTTCGTGTAGAATATGCCTCTGGCAGCCATATTGTCAAAGCCACAGATCATAATAGGACCACCTGGAGATGTCGGGGTAAATTTCCTGTTTATGCAGTACAGCAGATGATAGGCATCCAGGTCTGTGATACGCTCCTGTAAAGCATATACTTTATGTCTGCCGACATCTCTCATCCCGAACAATTGTCCGGAGAGATTACCTACTTCCACGACATCCGAATCATAGAGAGTAAGCATCTGAGGCTTCATTCTGCCTAACAAGAATCCTACATAGCTGCCGATTCCTCCACAACCTGCAAGAATAATACTCTTTTCTCTTACCTTATTGTACCACAAGGCAGAGCTGAATCTTGAGGTAGATTCATCAGGGGCAATTGAGGGATTCCGAGGAATGAGATTCTCCGGGGCTGCCTCTGCTGTTTGTTCATTAAGTGCATTCATAACTATAAAATGTATGCTTCGAGCAGAGCTCTATACCTGTTCAGATAAATATTCTCTTCAGGAAGCTTATCCAGTTCGAGAAGAAGATCATGTGCAAGAATTGCTGTAGCTCCATCTTCATCCACACCAATGGCTGCAATAGCTTTATCTTCTCCAGAATACAGAAGTAACAAATACTCAACGAAGTTCCCTGCCCACTCATCGAAGTCTGGAATGGTGGGGAAACTCTTGTCATAGATACCCTCCATACTGGAGACAAACTTCACCAGATTGAGATTACCCTCGAACAAGGGAGAAGCTTTGAGGAGTTTTTTCAACACAGTTTGGATCACTTCCTCAGGATAGTGTACCTTGTCATAGGGAATATCCTTATTGGGTTCCTCCTTTTCAGAGTAGTCAATGTAGACTTCATCCCCTTCTTCTCTTTTATTGAAACCAATCCCCTTCCTCTCTTTGGATGAGGGAAAGGGTTCGTGAAAAGGGAGTTCTTTCTGAATTTTATTCGCAGGACCTGCAGGCACCTCCTTTTTGAAGGAGTCTCCTGCTTTGTACCCTATGTATCTTTCGTATCCATAGGTAGAAAGTATAACAGCTGCTTTAGCTTTAGCAGTTTCTTCCTCCTTCCTCTTGCGAATCTCTGCAAGGGTTGCATCCAGCTCAGGGAAGGGAGAAAGTCGCTCCTCCTTTACAATGTCAAGGGGGAAAGCCTCGATCACAGTATATTCCTCCTCTGCTTCTCCCCCCTGAATGTCCACAGGAACATCCTCATAGGTTTGGTAGCTGTAGCTAACAGTATATTTCTCCTTGTAACTGATCTTCCTTGTTACTTTAGCACTGTACGAACCTGCATTGTTCACAATGAGTGAAAGGAAATGATTCCTGTCAATCCCCTCTTCAAGGAGAGTATTCTGATCAGTACCCGAGAAGAAAGTAGCCATAGTATTATGTGACTAAATGTTATCCTTAGAGCTCTTTATCTCTAAGTTCTTGTTCTTATAATAAAAATAGTTAATTACCTGCATAATTTAAGTTTTGCAAGTAAAAAAGATACCTATAGATTCTTTCGATGCTATAAGAATCTCCCATTCTATTACAGAAGAAAGCGTGATAAATTCTTACAAAGAATCAATCATCCTTCTTATGACAAATATAAACAAGTTCAGACTATATCATCACCCACAGAATAATCTGTGAGGTAGGGCACTCGTGTCACTATTATATTCTGCATAGTTAGCAGTTTCAAGTGTTAGTCGTTGAACCTTCAAAGAGGTTTTAACCTCTAAGCTTGGCTGCTGATTGTGGCTTGTCAACCAGTTTCCAGCAATTCACCCTATTTTACATCCACTCACAAGTTAATGGATCAATCCCATCTGACAGTCTACCAGATCATTCTGAGCTATGAACCATGCTACATCAGAAGTAAGTTCAAACTCAGTAGCTCCTGCAGATCCAATATCCTGAACCAGCATATCTACTGCAGTAAGTACGAGGTTCTTCTCTTCGAAACTGCCCTCTACTTTATAAAATAGTACCCCTGACCATTCAAGATGGGGAAGTTGTTTACAGACATACTCGATCTGATCCAGCAAATGTGAGCTGATATTGAGCTTATACCGAGTAGAAACATCCGTTAGCTTCACCAGGGGTTTCTGTGTTTCTTCCATAAATTAAATTAACTTGTGCTTCAATAGCATTGACTATAGTATATATCAACGTTGGATTGAGAAGTTTTAGAGTATTAGGAAGGATAGAACCGCTTCCTTCAAGAGGGCCCATTAGATGGAATCGCACCTGTTCTCCCTTGAAACTGAACATAGCTTCCCCTTCATACACACTGAAATCTCTCCTTGAAGATCTTTTCTTAATAAAGGTAACTATTCTGTTATTCCGGATCACAGATTGTCTGAGAATGTTCTTATCCAAGAGATCTGAAAGGCCTACTGAGATCTCCCCTTTAGCATTTTGTTCATTGATCCAATCTATAAACAGATTACTCATCTTAAGGGCTGTTTCCAAATAGGAAGTGCCCCAAAAATAATGATCATGAGAATAGGCTAAAAAGAAATCCGTCTGAGGGAATATTTCACACAGATGCTTAGTAAACTCTTTCAAATGCTCTTCCCGAAAGACAGCACCTTCAAACTCAGGACTCTTAAATCCTACCTGCCTTCCCATAGGGTAATGTCCACTGTCCCAACGATTCGGCTCACTAATCTCCGTCCATCCTGCGTGAGTAGTACCAAGAGACTCCATACGATGATACGGTCCTCCTGTTAAGGACTCCACATGGACATATTGGTCCAGCTGAGCCGTGAAAAGAGTCCATAGTTCCCAGGCATTATCTATTGTCAATTGGGCAATAGTATCCCTAATAGGACCACTGCCGAGACAACCGTTCTTCCACTCCCTCAGATCTTCGAAAGGAATACTGGGGATATGGGAGTGCATATAGTTATTCTCACATTCCGTCTGAGTATAAGTAGCCCTATGAAACTGAGGACGAATTCCTAATTTACCTTCTCTACTAACTCCCACCTTAGCATACATGTCCCTGATAAGGTGTGTACGTCCGTTTTCATTAGAGATAGTAACTTCAGGAAAATGTACCATGATAATGGCATTATCGAAATTTTTCGAAGCATAGTTCTTGAAATATTCTTCATAGGACTTGAACTGATCTTCCGGGAGTGTTTCTATAGTGTAGGGGGAGTCTTTAAGAGCAGAACCAGGAACTATTACATTTTTGGCGGATATTGATAAGGCTGCGAATGTGAATTCTTTCTCAGTGAAGGGCAGTTGAAGATCTACTCTTTCTTCACCAAAGGTATTGATGAAAATAGAGTAGACTGCCTGAACATTGTCCAGGCAGTCTTTGTACCATGATTTAATGGTGTTTACTCTATCCATCGCTTATTATCGCATGGTCAGACTTCTCAGCTCTGCCTCCGAATAGGGGCTGTCCGAAGCCTTCTCTGCAGGAGCTGCTGCGGAGGAACGGAGCTCCTCTACCTCATACTCCTCCAGAACGTCGTTCTCCACCAGAAGATCCAGCAGAGCTTCGAACTTACCCTCCAGAGGGCAAGTCTGAGGGGCTTCTACCTTTACGGCTTTCTCCGACTTGGGAGCTTCCTTAGGAGCCTTCTTCTGGAAACCTGCGAGGAAAGCCTCCAGATCTGCAGTGCCTACCTGAGTGAAGTTTTTCCCGAACTTAGTTTTCACAGCATCCTGAAGATTGGCCTTCTTCACAGCTGCATAGGCTTCTGCACGGGTCATAGCACCCGATTTGATCTTCTTGTTCTCTGTAATAAGAGTGAATACCAAGTTATTGGTAACCTGGCCCTTCCACATCAGATTGCTGGGGAGAACTGATGCGTCATCTACCAGCTCAGTACGACTGAGGCCCTCACGAAAGACCTTACCAGAATAGTCGATGCCATTCTGAGCGAGGTCTCTCTTGAGTTCTCCGAGGGTTTCAGCCGACGACTGAATAGTCTTGTGACCATTGCTGGATTCCGAGATGATGGTGATTGTACGTGCTTCCATAGTTTTGTTTGTTTTTTAAGGTTTAGAAAGGACAATCGTCCTCTTTTTTATTTTGTTTGTTTATAAGGTCTTTCATGACCTGTGTGAATTTTTCTCTCCCATGATTATGGTAGAGGTCCGAAGGATCTTTCGATCTGTAGACAGTAGGTATCTCCAACTGTTCAAGTCCGAAGGTTTGAGCAAGTTTCTTTCCAAATTCATGCCCATAGTTCACTTCTGATCTGAAGTCATTGTCATACAGAGCACAAACTCTTTTGAATCTCTGAAGAAGCTCATTTACTACATGGGCTTTGGGAATATAACCCTCTCCCTGCAAACTGACAGCTGGTATACCTGTATTTGCCCATATACATAAGGCATCTTTCCTTGAAGAAGTAATAATGAGTAGATCTCCTTTTTCAGGAAGTTTGGACCATAGGTCCCACACACTTCTATCATGTGTGTTGCGCCACTTGTACTGCTTGCTGAATGGTTGATATATCTTAAAAGTAGGTTTATTGTCTTTGAATTCTACAAAGGCATAAGCATACTTCTCAGCAGGTACAATGATAGTGCCGGAACTCTTGGTAATGAATATATGGGAAATGGGATATATATCTCCGAACTCCAACCATTCTTTCGAGATTCCATATCCTTCCCAATACTCCAAATCCCAAGGTTTCCAATCTCTCACCCTTACTTCAAGAGTAACCTCATTACCGAACGATATAGTTCCTTTCGGGGAAATTGTGTGTATAACTTCTACACTTTGCTCATGGGCTAATATCTGGGGTGCATCTTTTACTAATTTTTCTTCTGCTTGCTTCGTGGAACTATGCCAAATTTTGGCAAGCAGTAATTTAAGATTCCCATGTTCTCCTGTTCCGAAATCCATCCATCTTATATGCCCTGCTCCACTGGATGTTATGTGGAGCGAGGGATTGGAATCCCTTCTGAAAGGAGAGCTTATTTTACAAGGAATGTGATGTACACCGAGATAATAGGCCAGAGCTTTATACTCGAAGTCTACTCCCCAGTATACAGCACATTCACTTGAGCTGCCTTGAGCAAAACTCATAATCAGTTATACCAGTCTCCAGCTGCTTTGGGTGCATCCGACTCCTTAGGAGCAGAGAAACTCGTGGCTCCCACTACATACTCATGCAGGGGCTCCACAGAGAACTCCGTGTTGGGATAAGCACCATTGGCTTTTGCCGTCTGAATCTCCTCATCCAGCTTGCTGTAGTCAGTGACTCGCAGTCTCAGACTCTTCCGGACGAACACATCCTGATACAGTCTGTTGTCATCCGTGGTTCTTACACCGAAGCACAGCTTCACTTGGTTAGTCGGCTGACTGGAGACAATCTCCCGGATCTCCGAGACATCACCACGGAAGTAGTCAGCCACCTTTCCAAGCTGAGCTTCTGCTTCAGCCGGATTCTTGATAGGTTTCCACTCTCCAGTGTTGCGGTCCAGATACCTGGGACTGGAGATAACCAGGAAGTTCTTGAGGAAGTCCGTGAGGTCTGCCTCCCCCCGATAGGTCATTCTCATACCTTCAGGACTGTAGATGATCTTAGAGGTAGTAACCTCTCCCTTCTCGGCCTCCTCCTTGGTGATCCAGAAGGTCTCTCCGAATTTGTTGATCATCTGCACCTTCTCTCCCGAAGTGCTGATCCACGGAGTCTTTACGAGGAAGAAGGATACTTTGCTGATGAGCTCGATGCCCTCAGTTTTCTCAGGATTGGTCTTCACGAGAAAATCCACTCTTACCTGGGGATACTCAACCCCATTGATAGTAGCCTTTCCTACATACTCCGGCTCCTTGTCCATCTGAGTTCCATAGATCTTTTCCAGCTCAGCCTTGCTGGGATTCACAGCCAGAATGTGCACCGGTGCTACACCGATGTACCGACGAATGATAGCTTCCTTGGATTCCTGTCCTTTGGCAAATGCCATGAATAATACTTTATACATTTCTTTGAATTTGGTTTTTTATCTCTTACTCCTGAAAGGGCATCTCTCCCTCTTCTGTGACTTCCTGCGTGGGGTCCATATTCACCCCTTCGTCAGCAGGGATTTCCGGTTGCTCGGAGATCTCCACTCTTCCCTCCTGAGCAATGATGATCTCAGGGTCAATACCCCCGGTGATAGGATCAAGCATCTGCTTGTAAGCATTGATCTGCTCATCCACTTTCTTGAGCTCCGTCAGAATCTGGTCAGCATGCTTTTCCAGAGTACCTCTCTTTCGAATGAGGGGAGAGATGTTTTTCAGGGTTCTTTTAATTGCGGCTATTTCAAACCGCGTAAACTGTTTAATCATGTGTTTGTTTTGTTAAAGGTATTTTATTACATTTCCTTCAGAATCTTGCAGTATGTCTATATCGTACAAACTGCACACTATTCTCAGTGCATAATCCACCATGTCGGCTACTCTCAAGAGCCTCACGAACTGATAGGATAGAAGTGTAGGTTTGCCACAGCTCACACAATAGCCCATAATAGCCTGTTCTTTATTGGATGATGTACTCAGAATAGTAAGAACAGTATCCCTATCCATAATACTCTTCCATAGCCTTGAAAACCAGGGCCAAATCATTAGGAATAGTATCTCCTTCGAACATTCCCTCAGGAGTCTTGGCAGGAATCTCTGCAGTTCCTACCATACACCTGTGAGTATAGAACTGGTAGGTAGTGTTGGTCTTCTCCAAAGAAGGCTTACAGTAAAGACAGATAGGAACTACCTCCAGAGGATTGTAGTGATCTTCTCAATTTTGAGTAGGACTTTTCAAGGTAGGAATCACCTACATCCATACTCCTGTAGATTTCTCTACAGATTAGACTATATCTTCATTTTATATTTCCATCGAAATCCTTTAGCTTGCTTATAGTAACCAGTACAAGCTCTACTAATATTAGTAATGCTTGTATGATAATAATTCGCAGCTTCCTTTATACACTGCCACTCCTGTAAAAATTCTCCGCTAAGACTAAACTGTAATATAGGCTTCCCCTGCAATCTTATAATTGCTTGCCTTACATTATTCTTATGGGCTTCTGTGAGCTTTTTGCCTAAATGTCCTAAAGAGATAGCTCTACATTCCTCATAAGTTCTCTTCCTTCCTAAGAGTTTCAAACGTTTCTTTTGCAGAGATTCCTTTGAAAATACCTGATTAACATTGCCCTCTCCTCCATCAGTAAGATTAGTTAACTTAAATCCCCAAGTTCTAAATTGGGAAATCCAGTATTGTTCAGACTCTTTCCAGTATTCAAAGGGAACAACATCTAATAGTTCTACAATGATAGTAGCCCCATTAGACAGTTCTTTATTAATCCAGTTGTGGTTATAGTTATGATAATACCCAATTTTCTTAGATCGTTTGGCATTTCTTATGTGCTCAATTTTGCGTCGCACAATAGAATTTTTAGTTTTTCCAATGTATCTAATATTATCAGGATCTCTTGAACTACATAATGTATAAATATAAATGATTTCCATATATAAAACAGCTCCATTTCGAATATAGTATTGATTAGGTACTATACCCTACTCCACCGATTCGTGGATAGTCGTTACACCTTCTCTCCTTAGAGAGCTTGGCTCGGTATTCCCATGCCTTTCAGTTTAGGGTTCACCGAATTAGAAGCAATACAGACAGAATAACCTATCATTTTCCCACTCATCTTCACCTTCTTGGCTATCACAGCTCCATCAGAGATTACATCATCATCATGAAGCATGAGTACCACATTCAGGTCCTTTCTTGCATTCTCCGCTGCTTCGATAATCTTCTGGAAATGTGCAGCCATTTCAGTGAATTTACTATAGCCAGTCTCTTTGGCTCTTCTGAAAAGCTCTTTTTCGACGATGAACCTTGCATCATCTATCACCAGAGTGGTGACTTCCTTTCTATCTGAGCTGATGTGCTCAGTGAATCCTACAATCTCATCCCATTTGTCGAGATTAGCCAGATTTTTGTTCTGTGCTGAGTAGAGGGCTCTTGAACCCTTAAAGGGAAGGTCTTTTCTAAGAATATTGACCACTACAGTTTTTGCAGGGTCAAGATTCTTTATACTCCGACTTTTTCCACTTCCGGTAGGTCCTACTACAATCAGTATTTTACCCATTCTTTTTGAATAAATTTATGAAAAATCTCTTGGTTTTGTTTTTGTATACAGTCATGAGAGTGTTGCCTCTCATTCTATTCAAGAAATTATAAACTCCCTGAATAGCCTCTTTGTCATCAGCTCTTGGTAACTCTTCGAAGACACCTACAGCTCCATCGAAATACAATGGACATACCAGACCTCCAGCTCCATTGTCCCTATCATCAATAATCTCCATGAATCGGATATTATTTCTGAATATATCAATGTTATAGCCCTCATAAGAGTGCTCACCGAATTTAAAGGGAGAATAAAGCCCAAAGGCAGTATTGATATCTCTGATAGTAGACTTACAGTCTGCAAGACCACTTGCAGATGGTTTCATCAACTTCAGTTTGATATTGTCTGTGCCCTCCTGAGCCTGAGCCTGATGCTGAATCAGCACAGGAGACATACCAAGCTGATTCCTCAGACTGACAAAGTACTTCGATAACTTCTCAATACTTCCCATCTTCCCAAGATTGCTTTCTTCGATTATATTCGAAGCATTATCAAAGATGATTATTACAATCTGTTCAGGGTCATCGGGAATATACTGGTCTATTACCTCAATCTCCTCTTCTCTGCCTGTGTCAGGGTCTTTCTTCTTAATAGTGGTGTAAGTGAAATGCCCATGCTCAGCTGCCCAAGCTCTACAGTACTTGTTGACTCCAGTAGGATTGCCTATATCATCAATGAAAGTAACTGTATTGGCAAAAGAGTCGATATACCTCGTATATTCCTCAGATTCCAGTAAATCCAGAACTTCCTGAGGAACAGGTTTATCAGCTCTCGTACTCTTCAAATCTACAGGAGAGGTTCGGATAGATTTGTTAGAGAGTCTGTAAAGAAGATGTGAATAGAACTCCATCATCTTATCCTCCTTACTCATCTCTCTTGTGAAATACAACACCTTGACACTCCCCTGCTGGGGATTCTCAAGGAAATAAAAGAAGGGGTCATAAACAAAAACCTTGTCAGCAAACTTGGACTTACCTATCTTTTGATTGGCAGTCACCAAGTAATACCTCGCCCTTTCTATACCAGGAAACCACACTCTGAATCGAGGAAAGGGAAAAGGAAGACAGTTGATAAGTCCCCTTAATATCCTATCCCTCCTATCCTTGAGTATTTGTAGTGCTCGTGTAGCTAAAGACATCAGTTAATATTTAAAGGAGAATAGGTTTCCCCATCTGAGTTAAACAATGGTGCTTGTCCAATCATTTCTCAGGTTTTCTTCCTCACCTGCATTCTCCAGATAGGTGAGTAAATCTGATGTGCTCTCAACATCTCCGGCAGCTCCTCTTTCCTCTTTCCAAATGAAATATTTCAAGGTTCTCATAAGGCGATAATTGCCATTATGTCCCTCTACATATTTCTGAGTAGCTCTGATGATATTTTCATGCGGATATTCTCCATATTTCTTGAAGAACATCTTCAGTCTTTTCTCAATCAGTGCCACTCCTTCAGTCCAAGGCAAGTTGGTTCCATCTTTCTTTCCTTTAGGATAGAGGTCCTTCAAAGCTTGTGCCAATGTCTTTAAATCTCTGTTATCATCAGAGATAGCAGATTGAGAAAGAACATTATTCACAAAATCTCTACCTTCAGTACTTACGACAAATCCATTCACCTTCTGACCATTCAAATCAAAAAGAGGCTGTCCGAAACCCTTCAATCCTAAATCCGTATAGATTTGGTCTGCTGGAGTTCCTTTGTTGGTTGCTGCCCAAAGAATCAGGAACTCTTCCAAAGAGAGCCCTTTGAGCAATGTTGTGTCTACTACAAGTTTCATAGTGGTATCTCAGAGAGGTCTTCCACAGTGTAAACATAATTCATGTCAATACCCTCCAATGCCTTTTCCAAATACTCCTCATCTCTCGTGCCCCGAAAATAAAGGATGATTTGTATAGGATCAGCTGCTCTTAAGGTCCGTCCGAATTTTTGTATGAATGCTCTTTCCTGACCATCGAGCTGAGCTATTATGCCCACCTCTATGTCAGTTAAATTCTGTCCTTCCTGTAACATGTTTACTGCTACAAGAGAGGATATTTCCTTTCTGTTGAATCTCTCTATAGTTTTGAGAGGACTTGCTTTTCCTGAGTGGATTGCATTGTCCCCTCCCAGAAGATCTGCCTGTTCTATACTTCTACAAAAACAGATAAACCTTCTCTCTTTGAGCCTTTCAAGTAACTCCTTCAATACCTCAGTCTTGAAGTCGGAGAGTGCTCTCTTCCTCATGATACCATATTGTAACCATTTATTCTTAATAAATTCCTGTCTTCTGGAAAGGAACTGTCTCTTGAAATATTCTACCTTATTGGTAAGATAGTTGTATTTCTGTACCTGATTACATTTGATTCTCAGTGTAGTAGGAGGCATCATCTTCTTCTGACCAAGGTAATAATACAGTCTCTCGAAAGGGATAATAAGTTCTGTTCTCTTCTTGGAATCTCCCCATGATTCTTCTATTGTTTCGGAACGTCCTTCCATACTAAGGGACAGAGGGACTAAGTATATCCTGGGAACGGGTAAAATGCCCCAGGATATAGCATCTTTCAAAGGTATTGTAAACTTGTAAAAGTCGCCCCCGAAAGCTCCTGCAATTTGAAATTCATCATCAAGGGAGAGTGTAGCAGTGAGTACTACCACTCTTTCAGCTTTAAGAGTAGAGAGAATATCTGTCCTCAATCCGGACCTTGCATGATGTCCTTCATCGAGGATAATCATATCCCACTCTGTATCTCTGTAATTCTTAAGAGAGGCATAGCACTCCACAGTCACTCTGGACCAAAGTCCGGAATTCCATTTTTCGAACTCCTGCTTCCAATTCTCCTTATGTGCTATTTCAGCTACTATAAGAAGTATCCTGGCTGGGGAAGCCAAGGTAGCTATATCTATAGCTGCCTTAGACTTACCTACACCAGTTGCCCAATTCAGAATAAGATGCTTATGAGACTTGGCTAACTCTAAGGCTTGCTCTGCAATGGCATCTTTGGTCATCAGATCTCAGATTAATAAAAGGTGCCTTCTCCGTGGAGAAAGGATATCCATTGAACATCTGAAACAGTTCCCTAAGAAGCAAAGAGAGGGTTTCTCCCTCTTTATAGAAGCCAGAGGAGAGAGTAAGAGCTACAACACCAGATGCAGTTACTTTTCTGACACACTCCATTGTAAGCCACCTTGCTCCCTCCTCTGTAAGAGTTACCTTCACTCTATCTGAAAGTTCCATGAGATGCTAAATAGTCTGACAGAGCCTCAGAAGCCCTGCGATGAAACCTCGGTGGTGAAGAGATAATGGGAATCCTCAGCTGCTCATACTCTCTGCTCTGAACTTTCCTGTTTCTTCCCAGCTTGTATTCACTGTGAAGAAGGAAGCAGACCTTGGAGGTAGCAAGAATGGACTCCCCATCCTTTACAGATATGTGTCTATACCACCTATGGTAAACTCTTCTGATAGTTGGATGATGTGTGGCAGCCACTCCTCTCAAAGTAGCCAAGCTTCCATCTCCAGTGAGTCTGGCAGCTGCTCTGCAACAAGCGAACAGAACATTTTCAGGAGTTCTGCGGACCTCTTGAAGAATTATGTTATCCTCCTGCCGGGTCCATGTACAAGGTCTGCTCATCAGTCCAGAATTTGATAAGTGAAACTCTTCCCTCCATAGTGTTCGACGAGTCTTGTGAGAGAGATCTTAAGCCGCTGCTCAGGACTCAACTTGGAAAAGTCCTTTTTCTTCAGATGAAGTTTAGTGAGCATCCACATCTCGTAAGATTTAGGGGAGGACATAAATTCATATGCCTCTTTCCCTAAACATACAGACTTTATTGCGAGCTTGGGCACCAGATTATGATGCCTTGATCTTCCTCTCCTCACCACCCTCTCAGCGATTTCCTTAGGAAGTTTTTTGGACCCCCCTTTTACATCTCCAAGAGTGAGGGCCCATTCAATCTTGGTAATTTTACTCTCACGTATGAGAGTGCCTCCCTGTAATTCAATACGCAGAAGGACTTTAGCTTCAGTATACATTGAGTATTAGTCGGGGCACTATTGTGTTACTTTTCTTCTCCCTCCCCCCTCAATTCGGGTTTGAGATAGTCAACCATACCCTTCAGGGTAGCTTGAACTACGAATTGCTCTGAGGCCTGAAGCATTGCCTCCTTCTGTGCCACAGTCATGCTGGCAAGGGTGCCCAGGACTATTTCCCTCTTGGTCTTGTTGGGAAGATCATAGATTGTAGTAATTACTTCCCGGGCTTCCTTGCTCATATGGGTCTTTCCTTCTTCTCCTATGATTTCTTGCAGAGAAGGAACATACTTCAGGAATCCATCGCAGAGAGCCTCTGCATTGATGTTAGTTTCTTTCTTATTTTCCATATTTTTTGATGAAGTTGATTATTAAAGGGTTTTCTATTTCCGGGTAAAATTCTGCAAGTATACTGAATGCTTCCCACTTAGCACGTGCACTACCATCTATCAATCGATCGATCAAAAAGCGACGTTTAGATGGAAAAATGCCAGGAACATCCTTTAACTCTGTCAGGTATTTTTGAACTTTGGTTTGTACGTTAAATTTGGTTCTGTAGAGTCTACTTACATTAGAAATAAGAACCTCTTCCCACTTGATCGCTGAAAGTCCATACTTACCAATCTCATCCTCACACTGCTCTGAAGGATGGTTCGAGCAGTATGGGGAATTAGGTGCCGTACGTCTTAATGCGTAGAAGGAGAAGTTATTCATACTCCATCCATGTTTTAGTACTCTGCCCTTAAATGCCTCCCAGCTACCCTGTGTTCTGCAAAATTCCTTATATACACTGTGTATAAGCAGAAAGTCCTTAAAGGTCTTCAGCTCTGAGTTTTCCTTCATCAGAGACTTTCTATTAGTCCTGCGGCCCATTGCTGAAGTCAGGATGTCCATGTAGAAGCCATCTACATGCTGCAGTTACCACAAGATGAGACACGGCTATAGCAGTGAGCAGTCCGATGATTATCCAGTGCCAGGAAGGCGCCTCAGCCCAGGAGGTTATATAGAGGATATACAGAAAGATAGAAATCCAAGTGGTACTGCAATATATACAATACCCCAAAGGATATGCAATCCATCCGAGAATAGCCCATGCTTTAAGGTTGTATCCCTCTTCCTCTGCCTCTTTGGGCCAATCTTCGCAGAACTGCGCATTGTCTACCCATCGAGACAGAATGAGGTAAATAGGGAAGAATATCATATTCTCCTCCTTGAGGTTGTTTCGATAGAATAGTCCCAGGAGGCCTGAGATAAGACCTATGAACAAGAATTCTCCGATCATTGTTTATTTGTCTTTTTTTTGTTTGATACTAAGTTATTTTTTATACCTTCCACAAATGCCGTTATCTGATCAGTATAAGTAGAAAGTAAATGATGCTTGAAGGAGAGAATAGGACTATAAGGAAATCAGTTATCCTATCCAATAAGATTTCCTTATCCCTCATAGTCCATTCTTTTTTGGGCCACTTCATACTACCTACTGACTCTTGCCACAGCGAACAGAGCTGATGTAATAGATTCGAAACCTAGAGAATTCTCGTACCTCTCAGGAAGTATTTCTGTTTTCTCCTGCCTGTGGAGGAGTAAACAAGTCTGAAAGATTTTAGTCTTCGTAGAGCCTGTAAGCTTGGTTACAGTAATTCTTTTTCTTTTCATCGTTTTTAGATTTTAAGATTGTACTTCCACCAAGATTCGAACTTGGATCTTCAGTTTAGGAAACTGACATTCTATCCCTTGAACTATAGAAGCATTTCCTAAGAGATTTTAGAGAGATAGAGCATGTGTTTAAGGAAGGCTATTCTAAGGGCTATTCCCCTCTTACTGATAGGAAGCCAAACACTTCCTCTATAAAGTGCCTCAACCACTAAAGAATCATCAGTATAATGGGGGTCTTTTTTCTCTACAAACTGAATAAACTTTTCCCTTCCCCATTCAGGAAGAAGAGTATCATCGAGCTTATCAGGGTAGAACCCAAAGACCTCATCCCAAGCTTCCCTTAAAGTAGGACACATGTATGTGGCCCTTCTATACGCAGGACCAGTTGTGAACTTTTCTATAGCTGCACTATAAATTTTTCCTCTTATCCACTTAGGGAGGGGCATTGTGAGATAGCTACACCACTTAAGAATGATCAGATAAAGTATTCGTTTCATTTGTATACCCACCTTTTGAAAATAGTATCCTGTTGACTTATAATTACCTCTTTCTGATAGTTTCCAGCCTCATAATCCCGAATTATCGGATTTGCCACATAGTTAGAGCGAGAGTATAAAGCTATGCCCAATATCATCGGGAACAGAGTGATAAGAAAGAGGAAAATGAAAGGAGTCCTGTCATCCCAGTCATCAAACGAGAACACTACAATTGCAACATAGATTATCAGGGGGAGAAGAGTAAGAAAGATTAAGTATCCCATGACTACACTATTTTATTTGGTACCCAGTTTCAGCTAACACCTTCTTGAAGAGCTTTTCAGATCGACGCTTGTCAAATTCACTGAATAAACAGTATCCATCTTTTTCGTAAATATAAGCTGTATTATTATCCAGCCACAAAATCACTTTGTAACCTCTGCAATAAAATGATATTAAGGGGATATAGCTATTTTCTGAGTCATATACACATTCTTTCGCATGCGTATACACCTCCTTCCACACTTTCCATGACTGATGCTCAAAGAAATAGCAGTACCAGGAGTGTACAGAACAAATGGCGAGTAGTACTAAAATAGTCAATATTGCTATACCCAAAATAGCAGAGAATGCTGCAAAAATCATCGTGATTATAGTTTCCATATTATATTTTATTTAGTGCATCTGTTAAGGCAATCTCCAAAGTTTCTTCATAGGAAGATCGTTGATTATCCTTTCTCTGACAGCTCAGTGCTGTCCCTCTACTTGTATAGTAGAGTTGGTAGAAGTATCCAGGATAAGGGCCTTCCTCCTTATCCACATAGGGGACATCAATGCAGATGTGAATTCCTTTCTCCTCTCTTAGCCACTCTTGAAGCTCTTCCTGATAAGGAGCTGGACAACAATATTCAGGAATAATACCCAAAACATAGTTGTCTATATATATAATATTTCCATGAATATCATAAATATAATCACAGTCTTCATCATATCCTTTCTCAGCAGCTAATTTAGCTGTTTCAAAACTAATTCTTCTCACGATAGATCCATCTATAAGTTGTGTCGGAGCCTTTTATAGTATATACTTTCTCAAGCTTCCCTTCCTCATAGGCTCTCATGTGCATATCACATATCAGATTGCTTTTAATAAGACCTACAAGGGCTATAAGTATACTAACATATACTATAGATACAAAAATTTTTTCAAGAAAATTTTCCTGCTCATCTACAGTTCTAATCCAGGCAACTGTTAGAACTATACATATCCAAAATAAATATCCCATTTTATTTTGTTTTAAGAATACAATATAAACCTTTTAACTATAGACCCTAAAATAAAAACTACATTAGAAGTAGGAGTATTCCTGCGATAATAGCTATCACTAAAAATCCTATTCCTAACACTTGATATTCTTTAATTTCTTCCATATATAATATAAAAATCCTATTCTCTTTACTAAGTCATTGAATAGGTTCGCACTCCAGCTTATTAGATTCAGGCAAGATTTACTTAGTATAACTTAAGCCTCTGAAGCAAACGGTGACTATAGGAGCGATCAAACTCCTATAGTCTGCACTACACGAGAAAGTGTAGGGATGTAAAAATCTCCTCTCTTACCAAGTCATTGAGGAGATG